TAGTAATGCGTAATGTGCCTTGAGCTAATATGCTTATGCTTTCAAAATTATGTACTTTACCTGTTAATATAGTCCCTGCAGGTATAAACCCTTTACGAACATACACACCTTTGATATGAAAATGCTCAACAGGAAGTGTAATTTGAGGCATAGCTAGTATTTCTTTCTCAATACGCAGTATCTCAGGCATTGTGCCTAGTTCCGCCAAGTTGCTCATATTAATCCTTACGTATTGTTTCTACTGAGTTTATCACGCTGGGAGTGCAGATACAAATGTAACCGTTACAATAACAGCAGGGGCTTGCGGATGTATTGGTGCAACTACCGATTCAGGAATTGTTGATAGAGAAACTGCAGCGTCATCTGCTAACCATATAAGTTCAATATAGTCACCCGGCTGTACAGAAATAAGGTAGTTAATAGCTAAAATAGTTTCAGAATCAACACTACCTCTTTTAACAGGTAGATTTACAGCAGATGATGAGTTAGGGACGTCTACCCCATTTTGTCTTATCCATACTTCTAAGGTATGGATTTGAGCTGCGCTGTTAGAAACTTGAATACTATACTGATAGTTGTATATCCCAGCATTAGTTATATAAATACGTGAGGTAGGGATGCCAATATACACCTGACTTGAATTAGTATTAACCCCATTTAATAGCACAGTTGTTGATACATTAGGTACAGCCGCAATAGTAGACGTGTCTATAAACGCGCCATAGGGCGCACTAAAAGATGTCATACCTATAACACCCAAGATAGAGCTCATTATGTTATCTATAGTATTAAAATATAGGCGCAAGATATTACTGTACATATCTTCAGCACGTTTATCATAAACCACAGAGGCTATAGGTAGATTAGGAGCCTTAGAAGGTCTTACTAATTTTGAATTTATATTAGCCATACTTACCTTTTGCCATCAGATTTTACATCAATTCTAGGGCGACCAAGTTGCCAAGCTACGCCCAATGCGTCTGAATCAATTCTAAAACTCATCTGTCTACCACGTAACCGCGTGTACACCTGCCCTGTAAATGTTTGTACTATATACACACTAGAGTTTGGTGGGTAAGGTAGAGCAAAGTTATCTGCACTTGTTACAGTGGGTGCGTCAGCAGTTCCATAAGAAGCACCTGCGTTTTCTCTAGGCACAACTGTCATTGTCACATAAGGATTATTAACAGAAGAACCGTTAAAGTTTATATCTGGAAGAATACGCCATACAAACCCAAAGTTCTGCCCATCCTCAATATCAAAATCTGAAGACTGTACATACGCAGGGATAGGCACTGGAAATAACCCTGATACGTCATCAACAGACGCCTCATGGTAGAGCAACCTGCTTTCATAATTAGCAGCTATAGGGTACGCACGTATACCTGAATCTAACCAAGCTGTACGCCCCATTGTTCCAGAGTACCAAACTTGGTCTAAGTAATTAAAAATTACATATCTGTCAATAACAGAGGTATCTTCAGAACAGTAGAACCACCATACTTCATTGTAGCCGTTATTGCCACCAGCGAATACTTGAAATGATTGGTCTAAGTTTAAGTCTTCATATACATATTGCCACAATGTACAAGGCAGGGTATGCACAGTCCCATCATAAAAATAAAACTTATCAATACCCATCCAGTACGTCACGTTATTGACCGTAATTGCTGAGTTAGGCGATATCATGGAAGTATTATCCATTAATACCTGAAAGTTATACACATAGGGAGGACCTAAATACTGCATTGAGTATAAAGCAGAGTCTGTCCATATTAATGTTTCTTGGCGAGTTACTTGCGCCGCCATAATATAAGAACCATGAGTTAATCTAAACTCACCAGCTTGGTTTGTAACTGAAGGCACCCATTGGTACTGGTTATTCTGATCTGACCAACGCACCAACATAGGATCAAATGTACTTGCAGGGGTTCCCGATACATAAGGGTTTGCACCAAAGGCTATTACAAATCGCTGTATGGATGAGGAGAGAATTTGATTAGTGGCTGTAGGGACATACGTACCCGGATATCCATAAAACGTAGATGCAGCTGAAAGAGTCACTGCTCTGATACCTACACCAGCAGCATCTTCCCAGTAATAAATCGGTCCACCACGAGGTGCTATAACAAGGTCTTGTCCGTAGTTGTCATTACTCCATAGACGAAGTTGCATACCTAATGTATTTACAACACCCGTACCCCAACCACCGCGTCCCCAGCCGCCAGCTCCCCAACCTACACCAGAGCTATAAACATCAAGGCCTGTTGTTATTTGGAACGCAGCTGCTGTACCTGCACCACCACCCGCTGCTACTGTTGATGTTGCTGCAGTGGGAGAGGTTATAGAAAATGAGTTTGCGTCAATATAGGTTATCTGATACTCAGCATTTAACGTAGCGGCTGCTATACCACCTACTGCTACAGCACCTGAGAATGTTACAAAATCGTTTTGTATTGCACCATGCGCAACAATAGTTACTACAACAGTGTATAAAAGATCAGTTGTTGCAAAGCAGTTGGTAGTAGCAGGTGCTACATAAATAACTCGAAGCGGGGTGATATCGTAATATACAGAGCCTTTTTCAATGTAGTACTTTAAGTTAGTACCTACACCTAAATAGTTAGTGCCATCTAAGTCTATCCAATTCCACAGCGATCTAGCTAAACCTAAGTAGGTATCGTTTGATAACCTAATCCAACCACCTATCTTTTCAGGATTACCTGAACGAAATCTAACCTTATCTCCGTCATACCAACCGCCTTCATTTGAGTAGTTAGTTCCCTCACGATTAAGGCCGGGGGCTAGAGCAAGTTTTTTTAACGCCATAATTTATACCCCTAACCTAAGTCACCAGACAATATAAAAGGTTCAGCATATATTGTTACATTTTGCACAACCTCATCTATGGGTGTATCACTAACATCACAAGGTGCTTCAATTACTTCATCGTTTTCAGGGATAGCACTCATGATTTTTGAATGTAGGCTAATGCAAAGTAAGGAGGTAAATTAGCTCCAGTTCCTGAAGTTCCAGCAGAGTTAATCACAATACCTGTAGTGACTGAACCTGTGTTAGTTGAAGACAATGTTGTTAACGTACTAGTACCACCAGCAGTCATTGCGCTTGTAGCAGATGCTGCATCATAGGTATGTACGTGACCTGCGTCAATAATGCTATGGGTATGAGTTACAACGATTGCATCTGCTGTACCGCCAAATGCATTGACAGCATAGCTACTACCAGCACCTATAATGAATCTATCTTGTAAGTTTGGTGTGCCGTTAAGACCGTCACATAAGAACCAACCTGCGGGAATACTTCCTATTGAGCCTGACCACATGACAATGCCGCCAGATGGGAAGAAGGTGCCCACAATAGCTCCGGTAGCTCCATTTAAAGTAGTAACACCTGTATTAGTAACTGTAACGTCACCAGCTGCAGCTGAAAGGTTTATACCCGTTCCGCCGGCTATCGTCTTAACCCCTGCGTTAGTAACCGTTGCAACAGTACCAACTGTATTTACAGACATACCTGCACCTGCTGAAACACTTATCTCATTAAGCACAGCATTGAAGTTAACACCATCACAGTAGACAATTTGCCTAGTACCAGATGGGATATTTACAGACGTGCCTGATGCTGCTCTAATGTTAATTGCAAAGCCACCAATCGTACTATTTTTTACAATATATACTTTCTTAACTAGTGGGGCAATAACATCTCTAACTGCGGTATTAGTTCCACCGATAACAAGAACTGACTGCCGTGCTTCATCCGTTACACCATTAAGGTTAGTTAACGTGTAGTTTGCGTCTATCATTGTTACTGCAACAACGCCTACTATAGATTGCTCAAGTAAGGTTCCAAGATTGGAATTAGTCGTTACGTTCCATGATCCAATTTTTTCCCCAGCACCTATAAGCTCTAGACGTAAGGAAGGTGAATAAGTACTAGGCAAAATAGCCTCCTTTAATACTATTATTTAAAAACTCACCATGAATACTTTTTCGTAACTCTCTAACAGCTAATACCGCTGTTTCGAATTGTTTATGATAAGCTGGTGATGCGTATATTTTTTTACCATTTTTAAATGTATAAGCAACAAATCTTTTACGGCTTCCCACCCAAGTTATCCCTTTCTCCCCCGAACTATTGTTTGATTTTACACCAACATTCCACATGTTTTCTGAATGTGTAGCCGGACGTAAATTCTCAATTTTATTATTTAACGGATTGCCATCTATATGGTCTATGTATTTTGGTAGCCAACCATTATGAAGTAAAAATATTAACCTGTGTGTTTTGTAAAGACCACCATACACACATATTTGATGTCTTCCAAAACTATTAACACAACCAGCAGGTGCGTTAATTTTAGCTGATCCTCGAGTAACTTTATTGTGAAGTATACCATCTACATAATAAAAAAGTTCTTTAACAAGAGCTTGTTCTAAAGGCATAAATATCCTTGTTTAGTTTATGGGTTCCAATTAGGAAGTTGTGTTGTATCAACATCAACCCATTGATTAGAAATAGGAGCAACATGTGTTGTTAGAGTAATACTGGAGAAAGGTACACTAGAGAAAGACGCTGCACCAAACATAGGGCCTTCGTCAACTATGTAGGTTTCGTTATTATTTGTTATTACATCTACCCAAGAATTTACTGTAGTAGCATTACCATTTACAATACCTAGATATGCTGTAGCTTGTAGACCAATCGCAGAGAAACTAGCACCCCCGTTGACAGTTTCATCTCCTAGATATACTTGTGCGCCTGTACCTACAACTGGGGCGTCTGCACCAGCGTCTATAGTTATTAATCCAAGCTCACCTGTTGCATATACACCGCTAACACTGGCAAATGTAACACCTGTAAGTGTAGATAATGGGTATTCTGAAAAGGGATCAAAACCAAGCATATGTGTAGCCTTTTAACTTAGGTATAGTTTTTGTTCGGCTTTGCGCCTACGGGATAATCCAGCAGAGACAATACCCATTGCTTTGTTCCATCTTAAGAATTGAGCACTAGTTGTTTCATTGGGCGCCCCGCTATTTATCTCTTTTACTAAGGTAGATGTTGCAAAGTTGCGTTGCCCTATGTTATAACACAAAGAGACGCAAGCATCAAATTGATTCTGTGTCAAGGGGACAGCTACTGATTTATTTACAGCATCTTCATATTTAGTTAAAGTTTTAGAAAATAAATTCTCGGCTTCAGCTTTATTAATTTCACGATCTGATAATTTAACTTTTGTACCATCTAAGTATATAGTTGAGCCAAAACCTATAGTAGGCACTCCTGCACTGCAAAGATAAGGTTTACCCTCAAAGCTTTCAAACTCTTGTATTAACTTCTTACCGTTATGACTTGTGTTCATTTAGCGATTCCGCAGTTATTATCTACTACAAACTTCTGGCACAGTGCAGCGTAAGCTGCTATCTGATCTGCTCTATAGGCTTCAGACTTGAGAAAGTTTGTAAGTTCGTCTGAAAGTTCGTATCTATCTTGATCGGTTCCAGTAGTGGTGCTGGTATTATTACCTTTTGTTGCGGTGCAACTACCACTTTTCCTGCTGTTGTCGTACATGCGCACAGACTTAAAAGCGTCACGCTGGCTGTTAATAGCATTGATTGTTGATACATTGGCATCCTCCAATTCTTTATTAAGCTTCAAGGCTTCTGCATGTGCCTTATCCGCTTCTTCAGTAAGAGTAGCTAGTTGTAATTCTGCTTCTCGGTTCATAGTAGAAATGCTCTCTGACATCTCTCTAATTTCAGCTTGTGATACTTTATAAGCAAAGCCGTACCCAGAGGCAAAACTTGCAATAATAATCCCAACAAATATATAAGGCATCAGTCTTTTAATATCACACCAAGTCCACCTGCAACACCACCAGCAAGTAGTAATAATTGGTCTACAGACTTACCTTGATAGAGTAATACAGCTCCTACTACAGCAGTCACTACCCAGATAAGCCCACGCTTAGTTGAGGCTTCTTGCCATTGTATTTTCATAGACCCCTCGCAGGTTTGTAAGCTTTAGCGTTGATCTGTACTTGAAAGCAAGCATTGTTACGTTTATTAACTTCACGCTCTATTATATGGTACGGTTGCCCTTGAAGCTCTTTTTGTACTTCTGGCATGAGGTCGTACCCAACTTCAGTAACACCTATATCAATACCACACTGCAAACCTAACGTAGTCTCAGAGCCACCTGTCTCAATCGTATGAAGATTCCTTTCTTGACTAAACATATCCACGCCTACAGGCGTTACTTTCCTGCAGTGCGTAGGATCATGGTGGAAGTTCTCGTGTAAATGATGAGGCACTGTGATCTTTATAACACCTTGATCTTTCAATATGCGGTAGAACTCTTGCCAAATCTTTAGGTAAGTTTTAGTATCTTGTCCCAGATGTTCTAGCACGTGAGTTAGAGTAATTTCATCTACTGAGCTATCCTCAAAAGGCAAAGTCTTCTCTAAATCTGCTACAACATCTGGGTTACAACGTGGGTCTTGATCTACATTAATGTAGCCTTCAAGTTGGTTATACCCACATCCAAGATTCAACTTCATATTAGTTAGATGGCGGTACAAAAGCATTTAGTTCTTGTTGGATCACATCTAGCTGATCTTGTGTAGTTGCTGCAGTGATCTCAACATTAATTCTTTCATACCGTGTTTGAGCATCTGCAACTACTTGAGCATCGTAGTGCGTATTAGGGTTGCCATCAGTTTCAGTTTGCGCTTCATAAGCTACAACTTGGTTGAACTGACCTGAGTTCTGACCCTTCATATTAGACTTACGGCTATCAATAGAGATGTTATAAACTGTCCATACGATCTCAACAGGGTCTTTAGTGCAATCATAGACTGGACCATTTAAGCCTTGTTGGTAAGGTATAGTAGCAGGGATAATCTCAATAGCATACTTCCAACCATCTTGACCTACTGGCACTGGAGGGACAGTATCCCAGCATTGAGCCATTTCGCCATTCACTACTTGTACATATAATTGTGTCATTTGTGTTTCCTTTTGTTTGAAATAAATTGATTAATTAAGAGAGGATTGCTACAACGAATGACTGGTGGGCAGTTATTTTAAACCAAGTTGTAAGCGCACCTACTTGTTTAGGGCTTGAGTAATTAGTTGTATTGCCTAAACCTAATCTTCCTGACCCGTTATTGCCCCAAGACCATAATGTTTTGTTAGTTTTCAAAGCTGTTGAAAACGTGTACCCTGCGGATACACTTAACCAATTAGTTAATGCCCCAACTTGTTTAGGGCTGGAGTAGTAAGTTATATTACCTAACCCTAATGCCCCACCAGCTCCCCCACCCCAAGACCATAATGTTCCACCTGTTTTAGTTGCTATAACATGGTACCTTCCCCCTGAGATATTGGACCAAGTTGTAAGTGCACCTACTTGCACAGGGCTTGAGTAGGAGGATGTATTACCTAGACCTAACTGACCTTGGTTATTTTGACCCCAAGACCATAAGGTGCCATCTGTTTTTATAGCATAAGAAGTCTGCCCTGCCATGGCTATTTTAGACCAAGTGGTCAACGCCCCTACTTGTTTAGGACTTGAGTAGTAAGTTAAATTATTTAGACCCAAACTTCCTCCAGCATTATTCCCCCAAGACCAAAGAGTACCATCGGTTTTAGTTGCTAATGAGTGGAATGATGAAGAAGCTATATTTAACCAAGTTGTTAATGCTCCTACTTGTTTAGGGCTTGAGTAGTTAGTTGTGTTACCTAACCCTAACTGGCCATAATTATTTTTGCCCCAAGACCATAAGGTTCCATCTGTTTTAGTTGCCAACTGTGAGGAAGCTGCATAGTTACCAGAAGATATGTTTAACCAATTTGTTAATGTACCAACTTGTTTAGGGCTGGAGTAGTAAGTTATATTACCTAACCCTAATTGACCCAAGTTATTTTGACCCCAAGACCATAGAGTTCCATCTGTTTTAGTTGCTAATGCTGAATTTGCTGAGCCCCCTAAAGTTAACCAAGTTGTAAGACCTCCAACTTGTTTTGGGCTTGAATAGTAAGTTGTATTTCCTAGACCTAATTGCCCAAGAACAGCATTCCCCCAAGAGTACAACCCCCCGTAAGGTGATAAATTCCCAGCAGTGGGCCAGTTGCCTTGTTTTATCCAGTATCCCGCTTGCTCCATTGTCCATACACCTGAAGCTGAACTGTTTTGATAAGCTCCTGATGGTACTACAGGTGAGGATTTCACAATTCCACCGGGATATTTTGTACTCATAGTCTCTCTAGCCTCCACTGAATCTTATCAAAAGGCGCTTGCCACTCGCCAAATATTTCTTGTCTTATTAAAGTCATACTGTCGTAGTATGGGGTTGCTTCGCCTTCTAGTGCATATAGGAAGTAAGGCATAATCGGTGTCACCACCCAAGTGTCAATCCCCATAGCTGCAGCCAAATGGCTTACAGACGTACAACTACTTATAACTAAATCACAACTCGCTACAGCAGCTCTAGTATCTTCCCAACTATTTAGTGGTACTTGCTTAACCCACATCGGAGTAGCCTCTACACCAGCATCTCTTTGCAGACTTATAAACTCGTAGTTATCACTCTTAACAGCATCAAACATCAACTGGTAAGGAAACGCTTTGTGGTGCTCATGTTCAAACTGAGTAGAGCCTTGCCATCTTAGACCAATACGTTTCTTTCTTCCTTTTATTGTAACAGGTTTAGGTAAATAAGGTGCGCCACTAATATCTTCTAATTCAAAGCCTAACGGTACTATAGCACTCATACCAGCAACCCAAAAGTCATGATAGATACCAAACACTGCTTCGTGCTGAATAATACTAGATACGCCTTCCACATTAACGAATAAAGACGCTAACTGACCAGAGCAAGCCACGATGACTTTACAACCCTTCTCAGCAATATACTTAGCGTATCTAACTTGGTGTATTTGATCGCCTAGACCACCTTCAAGATTTAACAGCACAATCCCTTTAGTCTTGCCATCCCACTGTGGTGTAGGTACATCTGGTTGTTTATTGCCAAAGACTCCAGCAACACGACCTCTATCTAATAACTGATAACCTTTTTGAATCTGACCTTGTCTTAAGAGATACCAACCACGATTATAAGCAGCTCTATTGTTACTTGGCTCTGTAGCCTCTAACTTCTGCGCTATGCGCCAACCTTCAGCAAAATCACCTGTAGTAGATGCAGCTAGTTGAAGGTCTAAGTCATGCAAGTCAGGCATAGTTCTAGGAGTCTCTAACCAAAACTCAGGCTGGCAGAACGAACCGTAATAAGAACCTAGCACATCTTTTGGGTTTTCGTTATGCTGTCTTTCAAGAACAGGTTTCACATCATGCATACCTTTAGTACCATGCAACTGCTCATCATCTTCAGCTACAGTAGAACCATCAATAGCATTAAAGTCGTATTCAAAATCAGGTAATTCTAAAAAGTCATGTATCCGTTGTAGTTGCTCTTTAGGATTAGAAATTAAGTCATCGTACTCAACAAACAAAAAGTTATCCGGTGCCGCTAAGTAACCGTTCTGTAGCGATATGTACGCAGCCTTTAAGTGATCCATCAACTGCCCAGACTCCATAAACTCATCTAAATCTTCAGGTTTGGCAATACGTACAAACGATGCCGCACAATCAGGTACAGAACGAACAGTTGCAATAATCTTTGGTTGATGTCCTAATACTTGAGCCATAGCAGACATAATCTGAGCAATAGGCCAGCCCCGTGATTTGTCAATTATAATAGGTTTATCTACATCTTCATAAAAGGCATCAATCGCACCACGCATAGTTTGCGCTAACTTTTTACGCTCTGGGTCATTTTCATTTAGTAAACCAGCAGAATGCCACGTGTTCGCCAAGCCATCAAGAGCATGAACAAGACCTGATGTAGTAGATACATTAGTCTGTGAATTTTGGTTAAGTATAGCTGCAAGTACCGTAGAACCTGAACGTGGCACACCTGATAGGAAATGTAATTGTTTGTTCATATACTGATCTCGTTATTGTTATTTTGACAAGGTTGTATAGTATATATTAAATTAATTAATTAGGGAGTGAGGATAGCTAAGGTGTTAGAGGAACCGCTTGTTATTTTAGACCAAGTGGTTAATATACCGACTTGCTTTGGGCTTGAGTAGTCTATCAAATTACCTAAACCCAATTGACCGACATTATTTTGACCCCAAGACCAAAGGGTTCCATCTGTTTTAGTTGTCCCAATGTATCTGTACCCACCTGCTATATTAAGCCAAGTTGTTAGTGATCCCACTTGTTTTGGGCTTGAGTAGTCAGTTGTATTACCTAGACCTAACTGACCGAAGTTGTTCTGCCCCCAGACCCATAGAGTACCCTCTGTTTTAGTTGCTATGGTAAAATAACCACCACCTGCAATCTTAGACCAAGTTGTTAATGCACCTACTTGTTTAGGGCTTGAGTAGGTGGTAATATTGCCTAAACCTAGTTGACCTTGAGCGTTATAACCCCAAGACCAGAGTGTACCATCAGTTTTCGTGGTAATTGTGTGCAGGGCACCTGCGGCTATACTTAACCACGTTGTTAGAACCCCAACTTGCTTAGGGCTTGAATATCCAGTTGTGTTGTTTAACCCCAGCTGACCCTCGCTATTTCTACCCCAAGACCAAAGGGTACCGTCAGTTTTAGTGGCTAAGGTGTGTAAATCCCCACCAGCAATCTTTGACCAAGTAGTAAGAGCACCTACTTGCACAGGGCTTGAACGATCACTTATATCACCTAATCCCAATTGGCCCACATTGTTCTGCCCCCATGTCCATAGTGTACCATCAGTTTTAGTGGCTATTGTATGATAACCCCCACTTGCTATATTTAACCAAGTGGTAAGTGCACCTACTTGCTTAGGACTTGAGTAGTTAGTTATGTTACCTAGACCTAACTGACCCTTATTATTATAGCCCCACGTCCATAGTGTACCATCAGTTTTAATGGTAATTGTGTGATTGCCTTTCCCTGCACTCTTAGACCAAGTTGTTAGTGCACCTACTTGTACGGGACTTGAACGATTAGTTGTATCACCTAGACCTAACTGCCCTTCGGAGTTTCTACCCCAACTATAAAGAAAAGGCAGGCCTGTCCAAGTTCCCGCAGCTACGGCTTGCATTTGACTCTGTGGGGTCCACATGCCTGAATATTGTACGTATGGATAAATTACTGGCATTGTATTTTCCTAATATTTGAGGGCTATGGTGCAGGAATAACCACTTGATATCCCATACCAAGTTGTTAATGCACCTACTTGTACTGGGCTAGAGCGATAAGTCGTGTTTCCTTGACCTAACTGACCGCTACCATTACCTCCCCAAGCCCAAAGGGCACCATCTGTTTTAGTAGCTAGTGTATGGTAGCGTCCACCTGACACGTTAGACCAAGTTGTAAGCAACCCTACTTGCACAGGACTTGACCTATTAACTATATTACCTAAACCTAAATTTCCTTCGCCGTTATACCCCCAAGACCACAATGTTCCGTCAGTCTTAGTGGCTAAAACATAGGATGGTCCGCATGTTACTTTAGACCATGTTGTAAGTGCACCTACTTGTACTGGAGAAGATGTATCAGTAGCTGGCGATCCTGACGTACCTAGGCCTAACTGCCCCGAATCGTTTCTACCCCAAGACCATAAGGTTCCATTTGTTTTGGTTGCTACAGTATGATAAAACCCACCCGCTACATTTAACCAAGTTGTAAGTGCACCTACTTGTACAGGACTAGACCTATTAACTGTAGTTCCTGAGCCCAATTGACCGTAAGTATTCTGACCCCATGACCATAAAGTGCCATCAGTTTTAGTTGCTAGGGTAAAGTATTGACCTGCAGATACATTAAGCCAGTCCGTTAGTAATCCTACTTGCACTGGGCTTGAACGGGTAGCTACATTACCTAGACCCAATTGCCCAGCCTGATTATATCCCCAAGCCCATAGAGTGCCATCAGTTTTAGAGGCCAAGGTGTGCTGCGCCCCACCTGCTACGTTAGACCAATTAGTAAGAGTCCCTACTTGCTTAGGGCTTGAGTAGTAAGTTAAATTACTCAGCCCTAATTGACCTCTGTTATTACGCCCACAAGCCCAAAGAGTACCGTTGGTTTTAGTACTTATTGTGAAATTTTCACCTGATGTAATGTTTAACCAAGTTGTTAATGCACCTACTTGCTTAGGACTTGAGTAACTAGTTGTATTGCCAAGACCTAACTGACCATCAGTGTTTAACCCCCAACTCCACATCTCATAGGTATAGGCACTAGGCGTAGGAGCAACCAAAGGGTTAAAGAGCCCTGCTTGTATGAACCCTGCTAAATATCTTTGCGACATTGCAGTCTCCTTATGTTATTTCTTCCCACGAAGCTGTTACCACCAATGCCGTAGCTGTACCTGCAGTAGCACCTATAGACTTATCTTCAAGCAAATAGAACGCTGTGGTTTTGTCTGTTACGATCAATGAAGCATAAGCTGGCACTGAGATAGTTGAAGCTATTGGAAATGCTGTACCACCTAGAGCCGCTGCGCTATACACGTTAATAGTGATGTTAGCCGCTGAAGCAGAGGTGTTAGCCACAACAATAGAGTCTATTTTATAGACCTTACCACTTGAGGCTGCATTACTTGCCACAGAAGTTGCAGAGGTTGTAGTCAGTGAAGTTGTACTGGTGTTACCATTAATTACGGTAACATTAACTATATTTGGGTTTGCCATCGTTGTTCCTTAAAAGCCGAAAATCATAGCCATAGCAATGGCTTTACCTGTTGTTATACCACTAGCCGCTGGGGCGGTAGACGCCCAAGTCGTGCCGTTACTTGTTAAAACATTACCTGAAGTGCTAGGAGCTACTGTTAAAGGGGCAGAGGCTCCATTCCCTAAAATAACATTGTTAAGCGGCAGTGTTGCTGCGCCAGTACCACCAGACCCTACAGGCAAAGGTGTAGGTAACACTAACGCCCCACTACTATCCAGATTAACAGATTTGCCAGCCGGGTATGTACAGAATACATCTTTAGTACCTGTTGTAAACGTAACAGCTGCACCACCATTGCTAGATGCTAATACTGTTGTTCTAGTTAATAACCCTGCACTTACTGTTCCTAAGCCAACTTCCCACTCAGCTGTCCCTGTATTTGTAATACCGTAATACGTTGTATTGGTATTGCCTATTGCTGTTGAAAAAGCCTGATATCCACTTATAGCGCCTGTAAGTACAAGTGCGCCCGTACCTATTGATGTACTAGCTTCTCTAACCCTATCTGCTAAAACTAATGCCATGATCTTCTCCCGATTATGCTAAGCGTAATATAGCACTTGTGCTATTGGCTGCAGGGAATATAACTGTGAAGGTACCTGTTGTAGAGGTCTTATCAGCCCCAAAGTCTAGCACTGCAACAGCTGCATTGCCTTGTGAGCTATTATAAATCAAAGCCCCTCTAGCAGTTATAGTAGCAGCAGCCCAAGAAGCATTAGCAAACGATAAGAACGCAGTTGTGCCTGTAAACGTAGGTAGAGTAGATACCGTTAATGTAATACCTCCTGCTGTGTACCCTACACCTGTAACTTCATCTGAAGTAGTGTATGCTCCAGTGGTTGCATCCAGAGTTGCTGTAGAACTATATAGGGCGATTTTAAATACATCTTGAGCTGTTGATGCACGTATAACACCTATCCCAAAATTATGTACACCGTCAAATAGACCTACTTTAAATGAAGTCGCTAAACTTTGTGTTATAGCCATTATAATACCTTATGTTAATTATGTTTATATTAGGAAACGGGAAGCCGTATTTGCCCATCACGATATGCTGTTCTTCGTTCTTTACCATCACCCATCAGTTTTAGTAAGCTCAAAGATTCTTGATATTTTTGCTCATAATTGGCAATAACATCGGGTTCACCTTTTTGGTATACGCCAGCTTCTCGTAAAGACCCATATAGTAATACTGACTCAAAGTGATCCCCAACCCAAGTTGTACCTGCTGTCACAATAGACTCAGGGTAATAATACTCATGCAGTTCAACTTGGTATACAGCATCGGGCGTAGGCCCTAAAATAAATGTCGTATCAGAAAACTGACCGAAGTACTTTGGCATACCTTGACCACTAGGACTTGGATACGCTTCTCTAATAAAGTTAACATCTTTATCTATAAGAAAATGCTGGTCCCCTGCACTATCAAATACAGCAAATGAAAACGTAGCTAAATAGTCACTAGGGAGCTGTAAATACTTTAACCCACTCACAGTACTACTTAATACGTTTCTACGTATAGCGGGCAACTGAACGCTATTATAAATACGTTCTTCTGCAATATTAACAAAATTAGGTATGTTATCTACAAAGGATTGCTCTGTAGTTTCCGCGTAGTTACAAATAGCACTTACGAGCTGGGTATAGTTCATCAGTTACGCCATTGGACCACGAGCGATGGTTCCTTTTGTAGCAGCCCCATTACCACGGGTTTTAACACCTGTAGTTTTAATATCTTTTTGAGGATAGCCTGATGTATTAGCAGCAGGTGCTGGTTTAATTTGTGGGTATTTGTCAGATAGAATAGTCATAAGTTTCTCTTAATTTGTTGTAACTGTTACAGTTCCTACTTGCCCTACAGCAACTAGATCATTCGGTGTTAATGCACTATCAAATTGACTAGCCCCACCAACAGGGTTCCATCCCCATTGTATTTGTCTACTACCACCGCTCGGGTTATTATTAATATTCAAACCCGATACTACGTAACTTGTATCTCTACGTGGATTACGTAGAGCCTGTGGATCGCTTACAGGATACATTCCTACCTGTAACTGTGGTTGATCTGGCTCCCAACACGTAGGACACACTAAGATATTGGTTATCTTAGTCTTTATAGTAAGTGGGCGCAACGTTTTAAGTAAATACTCCATACCACAACGATCACACTGTGATATTGCAATCTTGCCACGGGCATACTTAGAGCTCATTAAACAAACGCCACTCTTGGAACCATACGCACAGGTGCCTTTTCTCTATTTTCGTCACTTGCTAATTGGAACTGCTCGTCATATACCATCTTTAATGCAGCTGCTCTATTAATATCAACACCCGGAAGCTTCATAGCTAAGTAATATGCCAATCCTGCGATAAGCGCAGGTAAAAACAAATAGGGTATATCTTGTGTATTAATAGCATTACCAGCGTCTTGCATTCTTCTTAAACGCCAGTAAATAAAAGTGAACTGATTACCCGGAGATTGTGGTGTAGGCCATACATTAATTGTAGGGTAGGCTACGCCTGTAGGAGTTGTTGCTCCTGATTGTCTATTTATCCATACTTGGATAGGTTTACCTAGTGCATTCTTGTTAGGGATTGTCGAGTAAGTAGACCCTGAAATTCTTGATATAGTTATATCAGATTGATTTTGACCTGAGCCTGTACGGATAACTTGGTCAAGTAAATCAACGGTATCTATAGGCAAGTCATACACCGCTTGCCCTGTAACCATAGGAATTGAGCCTTCTTCTACAGTCCAGAGATTTATACCCCGATTCCCCCACTCTGCAAAAAGAAGGTTAAGAGATCGTCTGGCTGTTTTAAAGTCATAACCACTACGAAGTTCAGCCCCGCAGCGTTCAAATGCTTCTTCAATAATCTCAGATAAGTCTAGATTAAATAGCGCGGTTCCAGTAGTGGTCATTTCTTAGCCCGTTTGTTTTTAGTAAGAGGAGGAAAGCTTTTAGCTACTCCCCCTTTCTTATACATCTCTACAGCATTGGGATCGTCCTTACGGATAATCTTCTTACCTTTAGGCATCTTCGCAGGGTTAATGTCGCCCATGCCCCGTGAAGCCCTCATTAGCAGAGTCTACCTTTTGTTTTACCGCGTTGAGCAATACCATCACCACGTGATGCTGAAGACTTAACCATACCGCCAGTTTTCATACAAGATGATTTAGATTTAGCTTTAACAGAACCGCCTTTTTTCATATGTTCATTATCTTTAAAAGCCCCTCTTTTTTCAAAGTACGCTCTATCAGCATTAATACGTTTTTGTCTATCGGCATCTTCAGTATTTGGAACTAATGCTTTAGTTATACGGGCACTTTGTTCAGCGTCACTCAAATTAGTGTCATACTTAGGTGTTGCTTTTTTAGCAGGAACTAATGCTTTAGTTATACGTCTAGCTTGTTCTGCATCACTTAAATTAGTGTCGTACTTAGGTGTTGCTTTTTTAGCAGGAACTAATGCTTTAGTTATACGTCTAGCTTGTTCTGCATCACTTAAATTAGTGTCGTACTTAGGTGTTGCTTTTTTAGCAGGAACTAATGCTTTAGTTATACGTCTAGCTTGTTCTGCATCACTTAAATTAGTGTCATACTTAGAAGACTTCTTAGCAGTAGCTGCTAAATCTGCAGGGCTAAATGTATCATTCTCTTCATCAGATACAGTGGGCATATCTTCCCATTTAATCTTTGGATTACTTGGTTTATTGTAATATTTAGTAGCCATTATACAAACCTACCTTTTGTTTTACCACGTTGAGCGCAGCCATCGGCTTTAGAAGAAGCTGAAGATTTAACTGAGCCGCCTGATTTATAATACTTTGAGCCACTAAAGTCTTTACTAGGGGAATCTCCTAAACCGAACTTCTTACTTAACTCAGCATCACGTTTAGATTCACGTTGATCCTTTGCTAAATCTGCCATTTTACGTTGTTCATTAGCATTTAGTACTTCAGTTTTATTTGCATCAGGTTCTACTTTTTTAGTAGCCATTATACGAACCTACCTTTAGTCTTACCTTTAGTTGCAACGCCGTCAGCAGCTTTTACAAAACCACCAGCTCTATAACATTTACCACCAGCTTTCATTTTTTTAGCAGGTTCAGACTTCTCACCTTTAGCGTATTGCATAGGGGTAATCTTACCAGACTTAATAGCTTTCGCTTCTTTAAGCTCTTCGCTTACAGACTCTTTGCCTTTAAACATGTTCTTTAGATCAACTTTTTTAGCTGCCATTTTACCACCCTCGTTAAATTTCTTACCTTTATCAGCGGCAGCAAAGTCTTTTCCTACCGATTGCGGAACACCCGCTTTTTTAGCAAACTTAGGACTATGAGCAATCATCTCCATAAAGTTATGTTGTTTAATACTTTTAGAAGGAATTTGCGTTCTCCTTAATCTTGGTATATACTATCATTATCAATTTAACTATAGAGAAAAGATAATGCCTAAAAAACTTACTTGTAAATACTGTAACATATGTGGTATCCCAGTACTAGGAATAAAGAGGAAAGATAGAAACGCCTACCATTACCCACCTAGATGTACAACTTGTTCTCGTAAAGCTTTTGACCCAGAAGTTATTGCTACCAAACTTCGAGTTATTTCTGAAATACGAAAACCATCATCCCCTATTGGTGCTACAAGAATACATAAAAGTAAAGAAAACTTAAACTATATAGTAATCAAAATAGCAGAACCTAATGTTTGGAAATATGAGCATCGAGTTATAACAAATGCTAAATCCTCTCAACAAGTCCATCATATTAACGGTAATACCTTAGATAATCGGTTAGAAAATCTTGTTCTACTGTCTCCTAAAGAACACCGCATTGAACATGGCTTACAACAAAAATGGTCTAGAGCCTTTGAATCTTGTGTAGAGTGCAAATCTACTTTACGTAAACATTTATCTCTTGGGTTATGTACTGCATGTTATCAAAGACTTAAATACATTCCGACTAAATGATTTACTTGGCACCGCACTTCCACCTTTTTAATGATGCGGCCTTACGTGTTGGGTTGCCACTCTCATCCTTCATAGGACCCGGCATACCTGACATTCTAGCACAAAATGATTTCTTTCTTGGACCGCCTTCTGGTTGAGGTGCTTTTAAGTTAGAGCCTGTAGCATTGTTATACTTGGATCGGCCTTTGGCAGTCAAACCTGCACCCTTAGACACAGGTAACTTCTCACCTCTACCAACTGATAAAACTGGAGCTTTTTTAGTAGCCATTAGTGTTTAACCATATCAATAAACCAAGTAATAAGAGTAGCTACAGATGCGCCTATACCCCCAACCACTAGTAACAACTTCCATCCACCTTTAGCTTCAGAGAGTATTACACCGATATTTTTAAGAGCTTCTTTTATCTCATCAATATCTTTAACCATTTTATCCATATCTGCCTGTAAATGCCTTATGTCTGCACTATGGGTAGCAAGCTCTCTTACTGTTTGCATTGCCGGGTCGTCCAATCTTTGATGTTCCATATTATATAGAGTATCTGAGTTGTGTGGTTGGGTCAATCATTGTTTCTGCCCCATACAGTAATGTAAGAACCCGCAAGAAGGCCAAGACCTATAGCGGCTGGAACAACTGCTGCATTGGTCGCATACGACACCAAACTAATGGCGTTTATTCTGGTTGTCGTGTTAATCCACATACCCGCTGTTTGGAACATGATGGGTGGTGTTGCCGCTGTAGGGCCTCCCGCATATTGCCCTTCCCCATGCATCCGTTTAAGTGCCAGTGGGGGGTTGTTAATATCCATTGTTCCCCATCTAGCTACGTTAGTTGGTGTGCCTCCCGCTGTAGGCCAGCCGGGAATACTAGGTGTATTTGTAACAACTCCTGCCACTAGAAGGGCGGTTACAATCTGCTTAGCAGTCATCAGGATCGCCGTCTCGTTAGGTGTAGTAGTACCCACTACTACCCTTGCAATAGCTGCACCTGCGTACCCTGCGATATAATACTCAACCCTTAATTGTAGGAATGGGACTGTCCATGAGACCGTAGATGTGCGAATGGCAGTCGCTGTTAGAGGGGTACTGGTACCTAAAAAAACCCAGTTTTTACCCCCTGTTGCTGCGGTAGAATTTAGCATTGCTCTAGTGACTGTATTAGCCCCCATAGCATTGGCTGTGCCCGCAGTTAAACCTGAAGCAGTGCCTGTACAGTTTGTTAATACACCACTAGAAGGTGTACCTAGTACACCACCATTAACTAATACCGACCCAGCAGTTCCCACCGCTACGCCTAATGCCGTTGTTACATCAGCGCCTGTAAGAATAGTAGACGGAGCAATACCTGCACCCCCCCCAATAACTAAAGAGTTTGCAGCTAACGCAGCAGAAGTAGCCCACGCTGTACCGCTTGAGAAATAAGGAATACCACCGGATGTACCTGCTACAGTAAGAGCGGGTGTAGTTGTAGGAGTTGCTACCGAGATTAAACCCCCAGTAAAACCTACAGAAGTTACTGTACCACTGCCCCCGCCACCGCCAGCAGGTGTTGCCCATGTACCATCACCACGCCAGAATGTAGTAGCTGATGCTGAAGTACCACTATCAAGCGCACTAACAGCTACTGCCAAAGTTCCACCTAATGTTAAAGAACCCGAAGATGTAACCGTACCGCTTAAAGATAATCCTGATACAGTGCCTGTTCCACCAATGCTAGTAACTGTACCTTGAGGGTTTGCAGCTGTAGTGAGAGCCGTTATTTGGCCTTGACCATTAGTAGTGATAACTGGAATTAATGTAGAAGAGCCAACAGCAGTAGCGGCGGAACCAACATTGGTAATAGAAAATTGATTAGTAGCTAGTGTTAGCCCAGTACCTGCAGTGTATGTTTGTGCAGCTGCAAATTCTATAAAAACTAAAGCAGTTGTACCTATTACTATAGGTAAAGGAGTTTGTTGCACCCAAGATGTGTTAGCATTAGTAGGGCCAGATATAACCAGCAACATGTCGCCTTGATCTACTTCATTTGTGCCTGATCCGCTAGTATCATAATCTAAAGCTCTTGTAAGAATATAAGGCAGTAATGTAGTACCTACCCGTGTAACTGTATAAACACCGTTGTTAGCTTGAGTTGCTTCATTCTTAATTAATACACGTTGTGTGACTAAAGGTGTAGTTCCATCTACAGATACATCGCCATTAGCATTACCTGTAAGAGTAGCCCCAACTCCTAAAGTTCCGTTATTATAAGTATTAGCCGCTAGAGCTACTGTTGTAGCGTAGTTACAAGCAGCATGAAAATTAACCCCTGCAGCTATACTATCAGCGTAAGACTTATTAACTATGTCTGTACTAGATGTAGGGGCTGTAGATATCGTACCTGTAGTCAAAGCTACAGAAGGTAGCCATGTTGGGTTTGAATAGGAGCCATTAGAGTAGAGGCCATTAGTTACAGTAGCCGCATTACCACTAGTGTTTTGATTCCATATAGGTACAGTTCCAGTAAGTCCTGAGTATGGGACATTAGTAGCTGTAGCTGCATTACCACTAGTGCTTTGATTCCATGTAGGCACAGTACCTGTTAGGCCTGAGTATGGGACATTAACCGCTGTTGTAGCAGTCGTAGCTGTTGTAGCGGTAGTTGCTGTTGTAGCTGTTGTAGCTGTTGTAGCTGTTGTAGCTGTTGTAGCTGTGGCTGCATTACCAGTAGTGTCTTGGTTCCATGTAGGAATAGTACCAGTAAGGCCAGAATAGGGAGTATTATTAGCAGTATTTGCCGTTGTAGCAGTTAATGCATTACCAGTAGTGCTTTGGTTTAGTATTGGGAAGTCACCATTAGAGGCTACTGCGAGTGCCCCTGCGCTTCCTTTTAATATCCCAGTAATTGAGGTAGATAGTGTTATTGCAGGTGTCGTTGTAGAAGTTGCTACTGTACCCGTAAACCCATTTGCACTAACTACAGATGTATCAGTAACGGTACCACTACCTCCGCCCCCACTAGGAATCCAGCCACTAGTAGATAATACATAACCTATTTCAGCTATTAGTGGGGCTGGAGCTTCTCCTTGGATACCGTCAGCAGAGCCAGTTGGGGATGTGAACACCCCAAAATCAACTATCCCTGAATGAGGGGCAACAGACATATACTACAAACTCGCAATAAAGTCTTGGTGCTTAGTAATAATGGATGCTTTTAAATCTTCCACCTCTAGTCTAGTTTGCGCTGCTATACTAATCTCTCTAGTTAGCTCTGCTAATTTAGCTTCACCTGCTAGTTTTAAACTGTCAGCACTAGCCTGAGTAGACTTAGCCGCTTTTAAAACTTGGTTAGTCTCAGCAGCTTCAGAAACAGCAGTTGCTTTTATTGCTTTAGCTTCACCAATTATATTAGCAGCAGCTTCATTAGCTTCAGATACCACCACTTCAGCATTATCTGCAGCTGTCTTTTTTATAAGAGCAGCTTGTGATTTAGCATCGCTTAAAGTAACTTTCATCTCTTCTCTATCTAGTAAGAGATTATCACGCAAAGCTACAACTTGCTGAGCTGGACCAGCTAAAGCTACTAACTGTCCGTTTTCTGCAATGGCTTTTTGTAGTACAGCTAGTTTAGTTTTATAACTATCAGGGTCTGACAGTAGTGCTAACAAATCAAACATCTGATTTGACCCGCCTGATGACCCATCTATATTAGTTGAAATCATTAATTACCTGCCTTACCAGCTTGGATTATTGTTAATTTAGCTGACCCCGGCCCAATAGTAACATTTAAACGCACACCTGTAACAGGATATGCGATGTTAGAATCTTTACTAGTAACTTGCGTAGTTAAACTAGGGTGCGGTGTCCAGTTACCTGAAGAGGCTACGTAATTAGGTGCAAACACATCATCAAACGTATACTCCACTGTATACGTTACCGTACCAGTTACAAGAACACTTAGGGCAACATTAAAAGGCGTAACATACTGGTTAAGAGGGCATACATTAGACGCCCCTACCCCCGTTACTTGATATACGACTGCTCTCATGACTTACTCCTAATTATTGAGCGTCAAAAGTTGAACGGTCATCAGGTTGTGCATAAATTAAAGTTACAACGACAGAACCAGCAGTAGGTTGACCTACAGAAGTAACAGTAGTAACGATAGCAGAGCAAGCTGACTCGCCAGTAATAGCGGCAGATACATCTAATGTAGTAGATTGCATAGCAAGAAGCTGTGCAGCAGTGAAAGTAGGAGTGATTCTACCAGTAGCAGCTTTAGTATTAACACTAGCCGCGTATTCAGTACCACCAGCAGTTTTACCTACAGATAATGTAGCAGAAGTAGCTGAGTCAAAAGCAATTAAAACATCAACAACAACATTAAGTAACTGACAACCAGAAGGTAAGTAGTTAGTAACAGTTGAAGTTAAAGTAGTATTGAAAACAACAGCTTGAATTTGTTTTAAAACAGTAGTACCAGTGTTTTTGTAAGCATTATATTTAATAGTGCCTGATTTGACTGGACCTGAGAATGTAGTACGTGACATATTAGTTTCCTTCATAGAAAGTATAAGCTCAGTAGTCTTCTATGCGTCTGCCGGGGCAGTCTACTAAGCCGAATGTTCCCGGTATTAGGGTACTTATACTACGGATTTATTATTCGTGCAAGTTTATTTTATTAGATTTTTTGCTATTTTCTTCACGAGTAATAACTGCTAGGTTCCAAGGCACATGTAGCCCGCTAACAAGCTCACCACGAAGTGGTACAATATGATCTACAGCATAGGGTACTCCAGTGACTTTACTTACAAGCATGGCGTCTAAATAGAACTGTTTAATCTCTGTTTTATGTTCTTGCGTAAGCCATTTAGGTGTAGCTTGTTTGTGTTTGGTTCTACGGTGTTTACTGTTAGCTATTACTAGTTCAGGGTTAGCAGCTTTCCATGTTTTCCTATATTTTATAATGTCTTCAGGGGTTCTGCTTAACGCCCTTAACTTTACAACTTCTTTATTGTTCTCGTAATATTTTTTACCTGCTTTTTTACTTGCTTCTGATTTTGGCAATAACGCACGTTTAGCATTAGTTTCTTCCCATTCTATTTTTAAGCAATCCATACAAGTGCCTTTAGTTTTACGTAGGGTTACGTGCCCATGCTTACAGGGTAAGCCTGTAAAGTAATGAGTTGCTTTGGTTTCTTGTGCTTCTTTACGAGTGGTTGGGTATTCACTGTACATTATATTCTCCTGTGGGTTTCGTTACAGGTAATATTATATACTCTTTTTAATAAATAGCAAACATAAAAAAGGCCCACCGAAGTGAGCCTTAGTTTAGTCAGAGCCCTCTACTATCAAGCGCCGGTCGATCCGTACATACTAAGGGGGTCACTCCAGCCGAAAGAATATCTTTCGCGACTTCTGTAGCGAACATTTCCGGTGTCGAAATCTCCTGACATGTCATTAGTGATAGGAGCACGAACAAAATGCTTCATACCATTAGGTACATCAGTAGTTAAGAACCAAGCATTGCTATCAGTCAAGAAATGGTTAATAGCGTAACCTTGTGGGATAGAACCGTTGTTTTTCAATGCGTTTAAGTCATTGTCAGCAGTTCCTACACGTTGCTCAGTTTCCAACAAACGAGTTGCAACGAATTGCAATGCAGGTGGAACGACCAATTTTTTAGGTTTAGCCGCAATCAACAAGCCACGTTCGTCAGTCCATGCAGCGATTTGGATAACAGCCGCTTCCAAAGAAGTTTCGTTTAAATCAGCAGGAGTAGAAGGAATGTTGCTGTTAGTAGCGCCATTAACTAAAGGGTGAGCAGATGAGAACAACGCAACGCCGTCACCACCAACAAAAGCTGCAGAGAAACCGTTGTTTAAAACAGCAGCGCCTTTAACTTGTTTGGTGTAAGACATAGCACGAGCCAAACCTTTAGTATAACGAGCAGACAAAGAGTCATACAAGTTATCTTCAATAGCTTCTTCAGTTAAAGAAAAACCTAAAGCAATAGTTTCGTGGTTGTAGCGAGCAGTCCAAGCTTCTTGAGCATTGTCATAACTAATGGCTGAGCCTTCGTTTTTGACAGGTGCTGCTGAGAAACCAGACAGTTTTGTTTCTTCTTCAAATGAACGTTCTGATGATTCAGTTTCATAAATTTCTTTATGTTCTTCACCGTAACGAGCATATTCTAAACCGAAAAGAGCGTTAAGACCCGGAAGCAACTCTTTCAGTAATTGTGCGCGTGAAATAGCCATTATTAAACTCCTTAAGCAGCAGCAGCTGTATAGTAACTTGAAATACCAAAGTTAAGTTTTACCAATACTTCAGTGTATTGAGTAATAACGATAACAGCGGCAGCAGGGATTGTAACTTGTGATGCTAAGTTTAAGGCGATAGTAGTACCACCAACAGCAACAGCAGTTGTTACAAATGAACCTGTTTCTACAAGTTGACCATTAGCTGCAATAAATGCAACGTCAGAGCCAGCAAGGATTGCTACAGGACTAGCAGGGATAGTAATGTTAGTAGTAGTAGTTGAAGTACTAGGAACACTAACTGTTACAGCTGTTTCACGAACTACGTCTAATACACGTAATGGAAGAGCAGCAGTAGTAGCAGGGGCACCAGCAGCAACAACAGCCAATACAGCATTAGTAGAGTTACCAGCAGCGATGTTACCAGCAGCAGTATCAATCATAGCCATATTCTGACCGATCATAGCTTTGCTAGTAGCGCCAACAACAGTAGTACCTGAACAAACAACAGCTTTAAATACAGCATCGGGATCGTCACTAACGATAGCAACAGCATCGCCAGCAAGAGTTCCAGTAGGCCAGTACTGTGAAAACAACTTTTGTTTAGTAGTTGGGTTAGTATAAGAACAACCTAAGAATACACCAACAACTGCACCAGTAGTATTAACAACTGCACGTACAGCAGAACCTCTAGCTAAAGTAACAGCGTCACCGTAGAAGATGTTAGCAGCATATCCGTATTGGATAGGGTATTCACGAGTAGAGCCAGCAAAAACCTGACCTCCAATCAAACTTACGGGTTTCAAACCGTATGGGGCACTTACAACAGGGTAAGCCATATTAAACCTCCAAAATTAAAATTAACTATTGTCTACCAAAAGATGTTGTAGATTTTCGCTCATTAAAGAGTGGCATTCTAGGATCACTTTGGCGCATTAAATTATTATCTACCGCTTCTGTTTGAGCCTGAGTTTGTTTATTGAAGTGGTCATTACGTTGTTCAATAAACTCTGTAGGGGTCTTACATAACAATAAACCACCAATCTCTATGTTGTCTCTAAAACGACTAGTAGGATCAATTAACAGTTGCATTTGCGGTTGTTCCGACACATTAACAGGCTCCCAGCCTTCTCTCAGTTTTGCTGAAAGGTTACGTGGGTCAGCTGCATTTAATGTTGACGTTCTAATCCATCTGTACGCATAGCCCGGTTGTTTATCCGGTTCTGGTAGAAGTTCAGCTGGTGCCCACTGCTTAGGACGGGCTGAAGTATCACGCGTTGTTACATCTCTTTGTATTCTGTTATCAGCCATCTTAGGCCTCCAATTTGGTTAGTTCACGGGCGTATTGTTCATTAGTTAGTCCAAATTTCTTGGCTAATGCAACTTGAGTCTTGCTAAGTGACACCTTTTTAGGGGCTGTGCTTCTCTTTGCAGACGCTACTACCGTACTAAGTTTTGATGTACGCTGGGCTTTAGGCTCATCGTTTTGATCGCCAAATTCTTCTGGGAATCTGCGTTGTACTTCTTGGTCGATACGTTTGTAATATTCATCGCTTCCGATGAACTTGTCCCCATAAGTGTCTACAAGGTCTTCGTGTATGCCTACAGCGAATCTACTCATGACTTTCTTAGTTGGGTCAACATACCACGGATTTTCGGCTACCCATTCCGCTGCCTTCGGGTCTTGCTGTGCAGCACGAGGCTGCTTTTGTAGTAATTGTGCACCTGTATTGGCGTTTTGTGCAGTAGGCCTGAAGTTTTGGGCTTTGTCAAGCTTATTTGTTGCTTTCATCAGTTCTTCTTGTGCTTCGATGATTGCATCAGTATTTCCGTAGTCATAAGCTTCCTTATAATTACGTTTGGCCTTTTCCACTTCTAACTCAGCAGAGGATTGATAAGTGCTTATTAACTCTTTTTCTCCTGATTGAAGTAATGATTTAAGATGTTGGTTTTCATCCAGTATCTTTTGAGCTACAGATAGAGCTTCTTCTTGCTCACGGTAGGCTTCTTCTTTCAACCTACGCTCATCATGCCATGCTTTCTTATACTGTTTAAACTTAGTTTGCACCTTACCAGAATAATCATCAGACTCATCAGCAGTTTCTAACTCATCTACTATGTCTTTTGGTAATGGTGGTCTAGCATTTCTATCAGCTAACGGTGTATCATCTTCAATTTCTATTTCAATGTCATCATTATCTATTTCAACATCCCCACCAGCTTCATCAGGGAACTCATAATCGTCTGCTTCGTACTTAGCCATATTAATCTCCTTTATACTCTCGTAATGCCTCTTGGATCAAGCACAATGCCTTCAACCGAGTCGTCATTTATCATTCTCATCTCAGTACCATGTATCTTCATACGAGTACCTGCGTTTGGTCTTACAAGGACAAAATCCCCAACCTTGCACCAAGGGCCAGAAGGAAAACGGTCTTTGTCATTGTAACAATCAGGACCCATAGCCACAACGAACAACACAGTAGCCAGAAGACCTTCATGCCGTAAAGTCTCATCAGCTTTAAGAATGCCACTTTCATATTCTTTCTCCACTTCAGGTAGTGCGCATAGTATACGATACCCTGTTGGTGTAGGCAGTTGAGTCGCCTTTTCTTCATTAGTAGCTGAGAAGTCTATAGACCCCACAACTTGAGGGTTGTTTGGGTTAGACCCAATTAAGATTTTACTCATTCGTCTTCAAACTCCAGTTTCTTAGTTAGTACTTCTATGGCGCTTCGTGCCTGATCTAAGCCTTGAATTTGCCCACATATGTATTTATATGCTGCGTAATCTTCAGCCCGACCAGATGCTAACGCTTGTGTTAATAACGATATTCTGTCATCAATTTGTTTAAAGAGAATTTCCGCTTCTCTATCCATTATTTAGTTCCTTCAATAAGTTGGCCTGTAGGTAATGCTAAATAAGTTCCTTTCTTTTCCTGATTGACAAAGTACTCACTTAGTTTCTCAGGTGATCTATTTCTTAAGTTGTGCTCAGATGGATGAAAGTAATATCGACCTTCATCTCCTTCTTGCCATTTACCACCCTGTGCATCAGCATTAGAGTATTTACTTTGTTCTGAAAAGGTAGGGTGGTTAGGTAGCTTATAAGTATCTGGATAATGATCTTCTTCCCCTACACGAGGTTTTATCTTTCCACTTTTAACAGCTGTCTTATACCCTTCCATATCATAATCAGAATGAATTACTCCACCCTCTTTAAAACCTTCAGGCTTTTTTTTACCTACCTCTCCTCCTTTAGTCTGGGCTTGTCTTTGTGCTTGTCTCTCAGCTTGTTGATCCAGTCGTTGCCTTTCCGCTAAGAACTTAGCATGGTCATGCTGTTGGTTAGTTTGTTGTTTCTGATGTGAACGCTCACCTTCTTTAAGGGCCACATCTACACCCAACTTTGCAGCCATCTCATCTTGTTTAGCTTTAAGAGATGCTTGAGTATCTTGCATCTTAGATGAAATTTGAGCCCCTGCAACTTGTTGTTGTGCACCAATACGCTCACGATCAACTTGTATCTTCATCGCTTCCAACTGAGCATCAGACTGGTCTTTAGCTACTTTACGTTGTAAGTCTTGAGCTTTAAGTTGTAGCTCTTGTTGTTGCATTTGTATCAGTGGGTCTTGTTGCTTCGCTTGATTAGCTTGAGCTTGAGCTTCTTGTTGATGCTGACCTGTTAATTGCTGTGAAGCTTGAGCTGCTAGTTTGGAAATTTGCACTTCCATATCTTCAGGAATAGTTACTTGATTATCAGTATCATCTTCACCGTAGCTAGGGATATCCATACCCATAGCTTGCTCAATTTGTTTGCGATACTCATACCCTAAATGCTCACTTATATGCGCACCCATAGTTGCTTGCAATGCTGCTAGAGCTTGTGGGTTTTGACCCATAGCTTGTTGTAGCACTGCTTGAACTTTAGGGTCTTGCATTGCGGACATGTGTACAGCAATATGAGCTTGATGGTCTTGGTACAAGAACGCTTTAACAGGCTTACCTTTAAGAATGTTCTGATTTTCTGTAACTGGGTCACGAGGTTTCATATCATCTTCCATAGGTACTAGCTTTTGGTAATTAGGTATACCTAATACTTCCAGCATTTGTCTATGTAAAACAGGTAAGTTATAAAGTTGTGGAGCACCTTGTGCTAGTTGTAAGGCTGCTTGGTACTGCACGACCTTTTGTGCCATTGTGGAGGCATTAGGGTCTGATACAGGAAGTACGTATACCAAATCATAGTCAGCTTTCTTAGCGCGTCTGCTACCTTCTGTAGGGTCATAATCGTATTCATCAGGGGTATAGTCTCTTATAATGTTACGTAGTAAAATAAACTCTTGCTTCATCGAGTAGTGTATACGCGACTGCACTGCACTCATTACTTTAAGCGTTCTCTCGAGTACAGCGAGTGTTGTACCAACAGGACTATTAGAGGACATATCAGAGACAGCAAGATCAGCAGCCCCAGCAAAACGGCGACCTTCATCGACTATACTCCCTAGCAAAGTTAATAATGTTTGACTTGGTTCTTTGTACGGCAGTGGCATAAAGTTGTCACGCATTACACCAGATGGCACATCTACATCACGCCACTCACCCGGAGCAATGGGTGTATCGTCACCCTTTACTCTTAATCCTCTAGTTTTAAAGCCCCCCGGAAGATTACTGAGAGTACCCGCGTCAACCAGTTGACGAAGGATTGAAGTACTAGACTTGGCGAAAGCACCAATAAGATGAATAAGCCCAAAACAGTAAAAGCCAAAACCTGGCACATAGCCATAGTGAACGAAGTGATTACGTTTTTTAGAAGATTCATCGTCAGGGTCCCAATTTCTACGAATTGACAGGATTGTGTTTGTGCCTTTTTCGATAGTAACCACGTACGGCAACGCTATATCAGTTTTCTCACCTTCGTGATCTTCGTGCTCAAAACCTTCAAGATTAATCTCAACATGCATTTCTAACAGTTTAAACCGATCATCCGTTGATGCTCTGAAACCAAGCTTATCAGCTATCTTCTTCTCAATATCATCCATAGTATTGGAAGGTTCACCCAAATCTACATCTCTATAAAAGCCTTCATACTGTAGTCTGCGTATTTCATTCTCAGTCTTACGCATTATGTGAGTTACACGTTCTGCACTCTGTAAGTCTGCTGCACCGTACGGTACAACGATGTCTTCAGCAGGTACATACATAGCAACTTGACGACCTAAGTACGGGTCGTAGTAAACTTTCTTAAAGGCATTACCTGCCAATCCTAGACCCCATAACATGCGCTCATGCTCTGGTCTGTATTCAGTCATCACATCGGTAAGCTGGTAGTTCATGTCGTCCTGAACACGCTGTGAGGCTTCTTTCTTCTCTTCTGTTTCCTTACCTATGATCTGTGTTTTAACTGGGCCAGACGCAGGGAATGTTGCAGTAATAGTTTCTGCTTGGAACTTAATAACAGCCTCAGTTAATAGTGGATGATACACACCACATGCACCTTCCCAAGGTTCTGAGCGATCTTCCATCTTAAGACCCAGCAACTCAAGCCCATCAACATAAGTTTGAACCCAATCTTTTCTTGCGCTTACATCAGACTCAAAATCATTAATAAGCTCAGAAGCAAGTGATTGTAGAACCGAGTCATCAATTTCTTCAGCCAAGTTAGCATTGAACTTTTCCTCATCAACTTCTTTTTGGATTTTAAGAATTTCTTGTTCGCCTAAGCTAATCGTTACTGACTCAGGGTCTTCAATCTCAATCTCTAACGGCTCTTGATCTTCTTCTATAGGTATAGCATCTATGCCCATCGGGGCTGGGTTTACACTTTTGTCTATCATATTAGGTCCTTACTTACAATTAAATCTTGGCGAGTGGCAGCTTCAATATCAGGAACGTTCATAGCTACAATAGCTGCAAACATAAGTAATAATAAAGCTTTAATTAAATCAGGAGGGTACATCATCTTGTTTAACAACTTGGAGTAATAAGGCTAAGAACATATACAGCGGCACCTAGTAGTACAGCACACCCTATAAATTCCATTAAACATTGTCTAAACATATTCATAATTCTAATCTCTTTAATAATAGGCTGCTTGTCTTGGTATAAATTCTTCATGCATCTCATTAGAGTCTAAACGCAAACTTAAAAAACCACCTTTACGGAATCTTGCCATCCCCATACTCACACAGTCAACATAATCATCGTGTTGCCCTGCAGGGAATGATGCTACTTCTTCCATTACTTCATCTGCCCATCGGGTATTAGGGACCCATACTCGGCCTGATGCAAATATATCTGCAACAGCGTTTAAGCGTGAAATCTTATCATTACCACGGGTCGGTGTAAAATCTGATACAGGTACGCCCATTGCTCGTAATTCGTAAATTAAAGGGGCACCAGAGGCTTTCTTTTCTATAATCAAGGCATCAGGTTCCCAATACTTATATTCCTCTAATACGACTTCCTTGAGCCTAGGAAACTCCATACGGTCGCGCTTTGCGTCCAGCATAATAATATTAGCTTGACTAACACCGTTTTCGTCAGGGTGATAGAACACACCCCATGTAATACATGCCGAATAATCGGCTCTATTATGTTTTTCAAACGCAGTATCCCACGTTTGAAGTACAAAATCGGTAGGAGGCGGGGTTTCTTTTTCCCATCGTTGCCACCATTCCCGTTTTACGATAGCCCCTTCTTCAGAAGTTGGATTTTGCTGGTACTGAGCTTGCCATTTAGAGACGTCAATTGCGTTTCTAGTGGACTCTAGCTCCTCAATACTCCAAAATTCAGGCCATAATGGCTTACCTGACGGTAGAATAGCAGGTAATTCTACAACACGCCACTTATCCCCACCCCCTGCTAACTCCTTTTGTTTAACTTGTCCAGTTAAATCTCGCTTAGACCAGCGAGTCTGGATGATAATAATTGCCCCACCGGGTTGTAACCGCTGTCTTGGACCTGAGGTGTACCATTCGTACACCTTATCGTAAATCTCAGGGTTACTTGCTGCTATCGCAGCCTCTTGCTCCGAGTGTGGATCATCAATAATTAGTATATCCGCACCAATACCCGTTACAGCACCGCTTACCCCGATCGCAAAGTAGTTACCACCCGCACTGGTGTTCCATCTACCAGCTGCCTTTGAGTCAGCCTGAAGCTCTACACCGGGGAACACTTCTTGATACAATGGGTTAGACACTAAGTTTCGAACTTTACGTCCGAAGCCTACAGCAAGTTCGGATGTGTGCGAGCACTGTATGATCTTCTTTTTAGGATACTTGCCTAAGAACCATGCAGGGAGTAGGTACGACCCAAACTCTGACTTTGTGTGCCTCGGACCAAGGTTAATTATAAGCCGCTTATTCTTGCCGTTAACCACGTTCTCAAACTCTTGTGCCATTCTGGCGTGATGGCGCCCATAGATAAAATCAGGCCAGACCTTCTGTACAAATGCGAGGAAGTTTTCTTGTGCAAAGTCACGCTCGTGACGCTTACGCAATTCCTCAATCAAGGCTATAAGCTTTGCTCGTTCACTCGCAGGTGCAGAGTTAAGCGCAGCAGTGAGAAACTTTTCATCTAAAGAAATGTCACCTAAAGGTCCGCTCACTCAGAGTCGTCCATCAGATCATCTTCTTCAATCTGATCAAATCCTCGCAGTTCTGCATCTGTGATTTCTTCCACGACTTGCTTTTCAACTTTAGCGTAGTTCTTTAATAGGCCCCTGAGTTCAACCTCTAGATCAGATGTTGGTTTATCAGCTATAGCAATTTCTATTTTATTTGTAAATAGACCTATCTCTGTAACACGGCCTAGTGTCTCTAAGGTTTTGAGTTTAGTCTTTTCGTCTTCGCTTTCTTCTGCCAGTTTAAATAGGTTTGCCAATATGAATTGGCGCATCTGATTGGTAGAATTAACTAATTGATAGTCGTAGCGAGCAAGTATGGACTCTAGCGCCACTTTCTCACTTAACATAGGGAGAGCGCCAGCTTGTGGTTCGCTCGTATATATTATTTTTGATTTATCATTAGAGTCAAAAATAACGTCTATTGGTTCTGAATTTATGTGTCTTGCCATTCTGTCTACAGGTTAGGTTGTAGTTTGTTTACTATTTGTACCATGTGTTTATTTTTTTTGCAAATATTATTTTTGGGCAGGTGTTTTATTTAAAGGGTGGGGGTGCTGTAGGGGTGTGAGGATTGGGTGTTGACTTTTTGTAAATATTATTTTAGATTTTGTAAAATAGAATTTGGATGAGCGGAATATATTATTTTTTAAAAAATGGAATTTGGCTGAGCGTAATGTATTAAATTTTGAAAAATGGAATTTGGCTGAGCGTAATGTATTAAATTTTGAAAAATGGAATTTGGCTGAGCGTAATAGTATGTAAAACACCGGGGGTCATTGCTATAAAAACGGGGCTATGGGCTCACTACTTACAGCCTGTAACGTTATAACATCACACTGAAAATCTACGCTGTTATAATATAACGTCACATATCAACAGCTTATAGCTATGTTATAACATAACATAGGGTATTTGAGAATGTCCTTATAAATCAATAACTTATATTTGATCGCTATTGAACGATAATATAAAAGGCATACAATACCATTCCCTTATACCTTATTGTGCCCTAGTGAGTAGGTTGTAAGCTATTGATTTATAAGGGTATTATTGAAAACCTAACGATCGTTCGGTTTTTGTCTGTGTTGTTGTCAGGCTTAAGCTGTGAGTTAATGAGCATGGGATAAAATCAGATTAACATCTAGTTAATTAATTTATAGTTTAATGAAAATAAATGTATACATTATGTAAATTAGTGGTATACTTATTACAAGTTAATTAACTTCTGATTAGCTACTTAAACAACTAATTTACAAGGTGAATAAAATGAAAAAAGATATTGAATACAATGGTTACAAATCATACAATTTTTGGAATCAATCATTATATATTAACAATGATCAAGACCTTTATGAGTTAGCAATTATGTGTATAAACAAACACAATAATACTAAGCTTGCCGTGTTAGTCTTTATTGATAATCTAAACTCATGCTATACACCAGATAATGTTTTATGGACTAAGTGTGGTATTTATAGTGCTTTATTATCTTTAAAAAAGGATAGTATCTAATGAAAAATAACAAGTTTATATATCTGTTTGTAGTGCATTTATAAATTAATCTTCGGTCATGGATGACCATTTTATTTTTAATAGTATTCAATTGAGTGCTATTAAAAATAATTTTAACTATTATCAAGGTGATAAAATGAACGGTATATATACAATGTATAAAGATCAATATAATAATATTTTCTACTCTTCTACATTAAAAGAACTAAAAGAACAAGTAAAAGGTAAAGTTTCTAAAATGTACAGCACCGATAAAGAAAATAACACTTTTCATGTGGGGTATGTAATCGGTGATCATTGGCTATTTGCATTTATACCACTTAGAAAAAAGTGTTAACAATAATAATTTAACTAATATACGAGGTATATAACTCATGAGTAATTATGCACTAACTAAAGTTTCGAGTAATTCTAAAACCGGAAAAATACCAGTTACAGTGTCAAACCGTGGAACCTGCCCGCCATCGTGCCCGCTGCTTAAAAATGGGTGTTATGCAGAAAGCTATTATACCCAGCTACACTGGGATAAAGTTACCAATGCAGAGCGTGGTACAAACTGGAACGAGTTTATCAACTCTATAAAATCATTACCTAAGCGAGTATTGTGGCGCCATAACGTATCAGGTGACCTTGTAGGCTCAAACGATGTTATTGATGCTCCAGCATTGGCGCAACTAGTCCAAGCTAATAAAAACAAAAGTGGTTTTACTTATACTCATTATCCAATGGATAACTCTAACAATATACAGGCCGTTAAAATGGCTAATAATGGCGGTTTTACTGTTAATTTATCAGCTAATAACATTGAACAAGCAGACCAATATAAAACTTTAGGTATTGCCCCCGTTGTTGTTGTTGTTGGCGAAGATTGCGACAAGGTAACCTTTACAGCAAACAATAATAAAATAGTAGTTTGTCCAGCGCAAACAAGCGACAAAGTTACTTGTTCATCTTGTGGTCTATGTCAAAAAAGTGATAGAGATTATATTATAGGGTTCAGAGTTCACGGCACATATACAAAAAAAGCTAAACTATCATTATCAATCTAATAAACAGGATATAAAACAAATGAAAACAATTACAGCAAAAAAGATAATAGGTAACATGTTAGATAATAAAACCGTTAAATTAAGACGTTCCAACATTGGCGCTATTAGTGAGAAAACATGGGATAGTATTACAGATATTTTATTTTCATATGGTTATAAATCAATAGCGGCATATCCTATTGATAATGGTTACCTAGAAATAAAACTAGATGATGATTTCATCTTAAGTAGTAAAATTATACTGTATTAAAACAAGTTTACACGTTAAATTTAAGGGCTATTTATTAGCCCTTTTTTTTGGCTCTGGCTCTGGCTCTGGCTCTGGCTCTGGCTCTGGCTCTGGCTCTGGCTCTGGCTCTGGCTCTGGCTCTGGCTCTGGCTCTGGCTCTGGCTCTGGCTCTGGCTCTGGCTCTGACTCTGGCTCTGGCTCTGGCTCTGGCTCTGGCTCTGGCTCTGACTCTGGCTCTGACTCTGGCTCTGGCTCAAGGCTCAAGGCTCAAGGCTCAAGGCTCAAGGCTCAAGGCTCAAGGCTCAAATAATTATAAATATATGTTGACATAGTGTAAACATACAGATTAAAATAGACCATGTTTTGAGATTGTCTCAAGACGATTAGATCACGAGGTGATAAAAATGATTGATTTAAATAAAACCGATTGTGTTGTGGCTGGTGTTGATATGCAAGTATCTTTTACCTATGAAGCACCGAGCGGTATTGATGCTATTTATGGTGAAGTTGGACTATATGAAATTCATAGTGTTGAATTGAATGGTATTGAATTAATTCTAGTCTTGAATGAAGAAACAATACAAACGATCGAAGACCAACTTGAAGACGGTCGCAATTGTGGTTTTGATTATTAAAAACGATTAGAGCAAATTAAAATAATAGTTGACATGAAGTAAACAAACTATGCTACAATTACACACGGTTTGAGATTGCCTTAAACCGATTGAATCCCAAGGAGGATTGATGAAAAAACTAATGTACACAATCGAAAACAAAATTGATGACGAACGGTTTGACGCATTCGTATGGCAACCATTGTTCAAAACCAGAGAAGACGCACAGATCAACCTCAATCAATGGTTGAGCGGTATGGCTATGCAAGCTGGCATGGACTGTGATGAACGCAATTACAGAATAATTGAGGTGTTGAAATGAGTAAACTTAGCTATACAGGCTTCTCACGAGCCAAATTCGAAGAGATCGTTTTAAGACATTACAGAAATGCATATGTAACAAGACGATTGTACACCGAGTATCAAGACGATAGAGTAAAACCGATTAACTTGACATTGTATTACAGCAATGTGGACGTTTTAAAACCTGTACATATTGCAACATGGCAAAAAAACAAAGCTTGGATGGAGGGCATAGCATGAAATATTACATAGCAGACATCATAGATGATTATTGTGGTCTTGAGTTCAGCACCTCAGTAATTGTAATGGCAACTGATAAAACGATTGACGAGAAATTAAAATTCTTATGCTCAACATGGTATAGCGAGGATCACCCTGTTTATGAGGGTGTAGCAGACGATGGGGTTTATGAGCAACCGAACGGCTGTATCACCTATGCAGGTGGCGTTAAAGAAATAACTGAAGAAACTTTCCATGACCTTTCACCATTTTTAGGATTAGCAAAATGAACACATCAAACGTATTAGCATGTATCACAATTAGTATTCTTTTCGGCTTTGGTGTTGGATACGCAACAGGTCAGCAGGATAATGGTAAGGTTTTAATTCACAAGACTAGGAGTGGATCGTTCATCGTAGATGATACCGTAAACGTTATGGGTAAAGGCAAAGCTGAGGCTAAGATTTATGAAGTTCTTGAACTTCCAACCAACAAAAAATCATTCCAAAATGATAGCAACGAGATTGAATTCAAATGAAAAAATACAGAATAACACAGATAGTGGAAGAAACTTATTATATTGAAGCAGAAAATGAAGACGAGGCTATGGCACGAGTTTATTCAGGTGAGGCTGACCCATGCAACATTGAAGAGATTGGTATTATAATTATTGAGGTGACAGAATGAAAAAAGAAATAGATTACCGCTCAATAACGATTGATGAAGCTATGGCATGGGTAGATAAGAATTGCTTTCATGAAGACGTACGAAAACGATTGAAGTCACGAGCAGTAGCATGGAGGATCGGCACGCATTTGTTAATAGCGATTAACTATGTGGCTGACTTAGAAAAACGAATAGCCGAACTTGAAGCTGAACTTGCAAACAAAAGGAAAAAGAAATGACTGCAACAATAATAAATAACAAAACCCATACAAAAGTAAAGTTGCTAGGCGATATTCGTTGGTGTTACCTAGATGAATTCGGTCGTAAGGATCACATTACACTTAAAACTGAATCAAGTAAGTTGATCACCAGAACTGCTCAGTATTATCAGATCGTAGCAGGAGAGGTTAAAATCTACATTACTTACAAAGGTGATGGTGTTCTTGTTACAGAGGATTACATACTAGACGATTAAATTAACTGTACATCTATACACGTATGTGTATAATTAGAACTTGGTGTAGGAACCTTTTAATCAGAAGTTAAACAAAGCTTTTCTTTTACTGTCGGTGGCAAACTTTTGAGCCATTCCTACCCGACACAAGAGAGAGGCTTTTTTTATGTGAGTAATATTATGAATGAGTTAATGAATATAAATGTTTTAACTATGTCTTCAGATGAAATGGCAAAATTAACTGAAACAAGATCGGACAATGTTAAGAGAACTATTGAAACTTTAGTAGAACGAGGAACGATACAACTCCCTCAAATTGAGGAAGTTAAAAATCATTTAGGTCAAACTGTAAAACTGTATCAGGTAAGTAAAAGAGATAGTTTTGTTGTAGTTGCCCAACTAAGTCCTGAATTTACAGGTAGGGTTGTTGATAGATGGTTGGAGTTGGAGGCAAAGCAAAAACCTTTATCACAATTAGAGATATTAGTACAATCTGCTCAAGCTTTGGTTGATATTGAAAAACGTACTACCAATATTGAAGAACAAGTTAAACAACTACAATCTAAATCAGAGACATCCCCGATTGATTACTATACTGTCGCTGGGTACGCTACATTACTTGGAATAAAAGTTGATGTAAGTAGAGCTAAGATGCTTGGACATCAAGCGACTCGACTATCAAAAGAACATGAATACTTTATAGGTAAAGCACACAGCTCCGTATTTGGGAGTGTTAACACCTATCATGTTGATATCCTTACAATGATGGATTGGGAGATCTAAACTAACATCCAAAGATGTGCTCATTGGCTAATGCCGTAAGGTTACCTTAAGGAAACTTAGGTAACCTTTTTTTTATCTTAACTACGGGGGATTATTTATGAATCTACCAGTAATCGCTTTATCCGCTACACTTATCCTCACTTCTATTCATTCAGCTCACGCTGGTGCTCACTACAACGTTAAAAAAGAAATACAATGCCTGAGTGCCATTATTTACAGTGAGGCTTCTGGTGAGCCTGAGCTTGGCAAATTGGCAGTAGCTCATGCCTCTATCAATCGAGCTAAACGATCGTCCCGATCTACCTGCAAGATCAAAGGTGTGACTAGACGATCACCACCTACAGCACTCCAACCTTATTTCAAAACTCTCGCTGCAAAAGCTTTGTTCTCAAAACATAAAGTGATAGGTCTAGCTGATAGTTGGAACACAGGAAAGACCCCTCACTCACGAGGTAAAAAGATAAAAGTAATAGCTAGACATGTCTTTTATGTAATGGCCTCGCTATGAGCCTCTACGAAGCCTAGATTAGTTAAATAAACAGTAACCTCATCAATATTCCTAAACGGTTGGAAACCTTTCAACTCAGTAGTGACCTTTTGCTTATAGTTCAACCCAGCTAGCACACGCAACGCATCTTCATGGTAACGCACGATTAAAAGATTGATCGCACGTTCTTTACGTATAGCAGTAGTCTCACGCCCATGCACAAGTGAATACTTCATCTCCAATATCTTAGCAAGTCCAACTGAGTTTTTATTACCTCTATATGCTGTACCACCATGGATACGACAGAAGCTGCCGGGTGAGTCCCTCTTGCTCATTCTTTGACATTGTACTGCTGTCCCCTTACTGGTCGCTTGGCATCTTCTCGCCCAATTACGATCACCGATCTGTTTAAACCTATACAACCCATTTTTAGGGTTTAGATTCTTAGCAGGTTCTTTCCCCCACTTAGGTTGTGGTGGTCTATAAACAGCAACAATAACCTCACCGTGATACTTACAAAAACCATTCACACAATCAATATTACAAAACCTTTTACAAGGCTCTCCCCATTTGTTAGTCCCCTTACATTTTATCTTCTTTGGTTGACTCATCTTAATCCCACCTTGTACAATTTAAATTAACTACTTATAAATCAACATCTTACGAGGGAATCCCACCCTAATAAAATAAAAAAACCCCAATAAAAAAACGCTGCAAGCCACGGCCAGCATGGGCTACAGAGGAAAACCCACCTTAAAAAATACCACCCCAATATTTTCACACTCTTTTATATGAGTATTCACGTTATTATTTTTTTAACGATAAAGAATATATTTTTTTTATTTCTAACATTTAACTTTATACTCTTTTATTGAGGTGGTGGGTGGTAAGTAGTAATAAAAAAAGAAAAATCAATAACTTACGACACACCCCAATACCTTTTTATTGGGGTTTTAATGGGGTGAAACCAGCCCTCATTGGGGTTGTAGAGACTCACCCTGCTAAACTATTCTTAAAGTTACCAGACCTTCTTTAACTTTTTTGATCGCATAGTTATCACTTTTTCCCTCTTTTACCCAAACGTAATGTTTTCGTTGTGGACTATAAGTATAAAAATATCTTCCTTTTATAGGTCGATACCCTTTTTCTAACATCATAGAAGAGAGCGATCTTGTCTTTGGAAGTTCATCACCATTCAAAACACACTGCATATTAAGATATGTTATATCAACAAATTCATCATTAATTAGCAAATCCTGATATTTTAATAGTAAATCATCCAACACATCTCTGTGTTCAGACACGGCAAGATCAATCATTTGAGCCTTAGCTTCGGTATAAGGAGCCCTACCAAAAGGATCAAAAGATGGGCATACCACATAGTCTGTGAAAAACCTTGCTAAAGCATCAGGTCTTGCCCGTGTCTTGTTAAATAATGTGTCAAAGTAGTCAGAAACACCCTTAACACCACCAAAATGATCATGCAACTGCTCGGATGTTTGCAATCTGGAATAGATCACGCAGTATCTACGATCCTCACCATCAATAGGAATCGCATCTTTATGATTAGTTAACAATAAATAGGATGTAAAGTTGGGTAGAGTCATAACATCCCGACCCTTACGCTCACATATAACCTGATCATTTGTAATGTAAGGTTTGATCTTATCCATAATCCCCCACCTATTCGTACCGCTAATACGAATCTCTTCTACAATATTTAATATCGCACCTGTCGCCCATGAGGTAAACCTACCTGAGATAGTACCCGTATCCAAAGATTGCACATTGGAACCCAACAACAAGGTCATCACATTGCCAATATAAGACTTACCTGACCCCTGCGTACCCTGCAACACCAACGACCAATTAACCCTCCTCCCAGGGTTCTGGTACATAAACGCCATCCAGTTCAAGACAATCGCCCTCTCAACCGCATCCTCAATCAAATGCTCAAGGTGCGCTAAAAACAACGCGACCAATTCATCCCCATCCTTATCCAACACTTTGCAAGGTTTAACACCCTGCCTACGATACGAGTTCAACATCCTCTTCCCATTATGTATAATAACATCACCGCCACTAGGCCAATACATAGTATCAACCACTGTCTCCATCTTATACATCACCAAACAAAGCTGCGATGCTTGCATACCCCCCGAAACACACTCCTCCATGCGATCAAACTTAGCATTGAAAGCCTCACGGGTAATACCATAGTTCCTACGCTTGTGATAAAACAAACGCTGTATCTCTATGTAAGTCCAATCCATCGACCATTCAGCGACTTCAACATCACTAACCAACTGACCATTAACAACCCCTGCTGGAGTAATTGCTTTCTTTATCTCAGCCTTACTCATACCCTTAGCTTTACCAATCGCAGAACATACCTCTGAAGCAATTGATGCTCTAAGGTCACCACCTAGGCGTACAGTACTGATACCCAACATCTTATCTTTAAAGATGGCGTAACCTTCCATGTCAGAAACTTCAGAGGCCTCAACCAACAACTGGTCATACTCTTCAGAGTTAGCTGAGATCACAGCCCCACGGTAAAACCTACCACCATCAACCTTACGTATATCTTCAAGCACAGAGTCATCAAGACCACCCTGCTCGTTCACCATGTGGATTACTGAAGCAAAAGTACGAGGCTTACTACGACCACCAAAGCCATTGTACTTGCGTAACAAGTCCCCACGATCTTCAAGATCAACCACCGCACCTAAGTTTGACCACTCATACCAACAATCAAAGCCTTCAACCGATCCACTATACTGGTGGTGCAACGACATACCAACACCAAGCCAATCATGATAATCAGAGCCTAATGCTGGGTATGCGTCTAAGTACACGGATACTTCATAATCGCTTATATCCAAAGGCGCGGACGCAACTGCAAGCATCAACCCTTGTATGGCAACGTCATCATCAATGTCATCAACAAGATCAAAGTCGGCACTAGGTGTACTATGTACACTTCCAGCCTCAACTGCTGTAGCACTAGGTGCTAGGAAAGTATTAACATCAAGCGGTTCACCATCAACCTTCATCGTCCACGTATTACCTAACTCGCCAAACTTACAGCGAGGCATGTACATAAGTTGGTTAGGTTTAAAGGAACAAGAATCACACTTAACACCCCAACCTGCTACAAACTTCTCAGCCAATGCTCTATACTCAACAGCAGTAACAGCATGACTCAAAGGTATTACCACACGGATTTTAGGTTTATCTGCTGTATGTGAGTAAGTAGAGTAAGCAACAAACGCACACCCTATGCCCATAGTTAACTCGTACGACAACTCATTAAGTGTTAAACCAGAATCATCAATGTCTAATGTCAATAGACATCTATCTATAAGGTTCTCATCTCTACGTGCGCATCGTTTACCATCACCACCCTCTGGTAACCTAAAGGAACCTCCTACAAAATATGACCCCGACTTAGATGAAGACTCTTTGTGTTTGGTAAAGTGCGAGCAGAGGACTGACCACCGAACGTCTTTGTTTTCACAATAGCCAAGGTCAGTACCCTGCGCTATGTGAAATATTTGTTCTTCTAAATTCATGGCAACTCCAATATTATAATTTTTATTACTGTATCCATCCAACCATCGTGTCTAAAACTCTAAACCTACCACATGAGAGTTGTTCTATCTGTACGGCTCGAATTGAGGGTATAGCGTTCCGCCTTTGCCACTGGGTTACTGCTGAACGATGCACACCTAAAGCTTCGGCCATTTTACTTTTACTCCCGAAGAAGTTAATTATATCTTGTCTCATTTATTTCACCTTTTTGTTGTATTAATTTTTAAATCAAGTATTATGTAGACCTCAGCTTAACAAATTAATCAAACCAACACAAGGAAAACAACATGAGCTTAGAAAATAGCATTAAAGATTTGACAACTGCAATTGAAGAATTAACCCTGACTATTGAGAAATCAAATCAAGACACTGGTGTCAAAATGGCTTCCGAGTATATACTCCAAGATGAAGTAGCACCAACTATAAAAGAGAAACCTGTAAAGCAAAAACCTATTCCAGTATTTATAGATGCTCCAGCACCTACAGCAGATGTACTTATAGAACAACCTGCTGTAACTATGGGTGTACTAGAAATGAGAGATACTATTAGAACTATGTGTAGCGAGTTGGTGCAATCAGATAAGAAGAATAAAGTAGGTATTGAAGCAATCTTTAACCTGTACAAAGCTACGCATTTGAAGATGGTTGATGATGCACATATACCATCTCTCTATGACTCTCTAACTGTCTTTAAAGGTAAACTGAAATGATTAATCATGCTGACGTATGCCGTTACTCACCTTTAACTATGTCTATACATAAGAAGAGTGATTCACCAGCTACAAGTGATATCGCTATAAGTATAGCTTTTAATGAAACTACAGAGGATCATTACTTTACTGTAACTTCTGAAAGCTTCAGTATCAATATTGACATAGAAGAGTTGGCGTTACTTTACCCTGCAGCATTGAATTTATTATCAGGAGTTACAAAATGAGCAGACTTACAACTTGGCGTAAAGAAATAGCCGAAGAAATGTTAAAAAACGAAGATAAGGATATTGCCAATTATGTGTGCACCTTGAGCGAAGAGGAACTTGATATTAAATTTGATGCTTCTTATGGTGGTGAAGAAGGGGAACCCTTTACTCTTTGGACTACTTGGCACGTTTACTTCCCCGTCTGTTATGACGGATCAGAATGGTGCGGTTCAGTCTACAGAAATCCTACAAATATTCCAACAGAACATCAAGGAGGTTAAAGATGGCAGCTCACGCTAAATTAAGTGCATCGGGAGCAGAACGTTGGCTCACTTGTCCGGGATCAATCCGAGCAGAGGAATCTATACCTGATAAGTCATCAAAGTTTGCAATGGAAGGAACCGCAGCGCACGAGCTTGCAGAACTATGTCTTACTAAGAACAGAGCTGCTATCAGTTATCTTAATCAATTACTTCCTGAGTCACAATGGAAAGTAGATGAAGATATGGCAGAACATGTACAAACCTATATTGACTATGTGGATCAGTTTGCTGGTCATCGCATGATAGAACAACGAGTTGATTTCTCTAAGTATGTACCTGACGGTTTTGGTACAAGCGATGGGATTATTATCGACAATGACACCATGCATATTATCGACCTTAAGTTTGGTAAGGGTATAAGAGTTGATGCTGATAATAACTCACAAGGTAAGTTATACGCCATTGGTGCACTGTGTGACTACGGTTTTGTATACGATATTGAACATATTGTAATACACATAGTTCAACCAAGATTGGATCATATATCGGTTTGGGAAATATCTGCTGTAGAACTTCTAGCATGGGCAGAATGGGTAAAGGATAGAGCAAAGCTTTGTTCAGAACCCGATGCGCCTAGAGTGGCCTCGGAGAAAGCATGTCTTTGGTGTAAAGCCAAGCCAACATGTCCGGAGTTGATGGCTTTAACTGAGTCTGCAACGTTAGCTGACTTTACAGATATAAGTGTAAGCCCTAAATCACCAGATAAGTTATCTGTTCGTGACTTACGTTTTGCTTTAGATAACAAGAAGTTAATCATTAGCTGGCTAGATGCTGTAGAGAATCTTGCCTTTGAAAGACTAAGTGCAGGTGAAGACTTTGCAGGTTATAAATTGGTTCATGGTAGAAGCAGTCGTAGTTGGGTTGATCCACAAGAAGCTGAACAAGTTCTATTTGAAGAGTTAGGTGAAGCTCTATTCGCACCTAAGAAAATTATTACAGCTCCACAGGCCGAGAAGTTGTTAGGTAAGAAGAAAGTAGGTTTACTTGACGGTCTTGTAAGTAAGCATGAAGGTAAACCAACTATGGTGAGTGAATCTGATAATCGCCAAGAAATCTCTTCTGGGGACATAAGTGATTTTGATTAAAATAAATTTGACAAAGGAGTAACTATTGACATATACTTAACACGCTGTAGAAAAAACCAAAACTTAAATTAAAATCAAAATCAAAATAAAGGAAAATAAAATGTCTAAAATAATTCTCAAAAATGTTCGTATATCTTTTGCTGACCTTTTCAAAAAAGGTAGTTTCAATGGCGAAGAAACAAAATATGGCGCAACATTTCTTCTAAACAAAGAAGAACACGCAGATTCAATCGCTGAGATTAAAGCACAGATTGCTGATCTAGTTAAAACTAACCTTAAAGGTGCAAAAGTACCTGCAGATAAACTTTGCCTACGTGATGGCGATGAAGTTGAGTATGACGGTTACGCAGGTTGCTACTCAATCAAATGTTCAACTAAGAAACGCCCTATTGTTATAGATAGAGATCGTTCACCATTGACCGAAGATGATGGCAAACCTTACGGTGGTTGTTATGTTAATGCTAGTATTGACCTTTGGGTTCAAAACAATGCATACGGCAAACGTATTAACTCTACTCTTTTAGCTGTACAATTTGCTAAAGATGGCGAACCATTTGCTGACGGATCAACAGGTGACGTCAACGACTTCGACATGTTGGACGATGATGACATGTTTGCTTAAGTAACACCGCTTAAAACTAAGGCCTCTTAATTGAGGCCTTTTTTATCACTAAAATAAAGGAAATAAAAATGAAAGATAAGACTATGTTATTAACCCGGGCCGTTAACCTTAATTTCAATGGTATTAGCTCAGACGGACTTAATTGTCCGGTATGTAACGGAGCCTACCTGAAAGCGACAAGGGCCGAGACTTATGAGACAGATAGAGGGTATGGTACCAGAAGTAGATTTGAATGTGAGTCTGGCTGTCATACTCAAATGAACTTAACATTGATAATGCAGTTTCACAAAGGTACAACGTATTTTATGTGGGGAGATCAAGACGATGTATTCCAGTCAACTATTTACCCCCAAATAGGCCTCGCGAGATCGGTTTGGTCATATGAAGATTATGCTTTTTCTTACCCCAATAAAAATGGTGCAGAAGTAATATGAAGACTTACTATAACGAATTTGATCCAAACGCAGCAGCTGCATCATTTATTAAAGCATTTATAGCTGTAACACAATAACTTAAAATACGGGCTACCCCCGACAGGACTACCATGAAGAAGAAAATAATAATAGATACTGAAGTGTATCAAGATTACTTCCTACTCTCTGCAATGACAGTAGATACAGGTAAAGTTATAAACATAGAAATGTACGAAGGACACCCTCTTGATACAGAGCTTGTTGAAAAGCTTATGCACAATCACATAACCATCGGTTTTAATTCAAACAAATTTGATATACCTATTATAGTTGCAGCATTAGCTGGCTATGACAATCAAAAGTTAAAAGGACTTTGCGACACTATTATTAATACCAACGCAAGTATGTGGGCTATTTATAAGAGTAGTGGCCTAAACATGCGCAAATGGAATACTATTGATCTTATTGAAGTAGCTCCGGGAATGGCCTCACTTAAAATATACGGTGGCAGACTAAAAGCGCCTACTATCCAAGACTTACCTATTGCGCCTGACGCAACAATATCCCCAGAACAAAGACAAGAACTTGTCACCTACTGTAAGAACGACTTAGACACAACCTATCTGCTGTACAACTCCCTGCTCCCCCAGATCACCCTGCGTGAAACAATGACAGCGAAGTACGAGATTGACTTGCGTTCTAAGTCTGATGCTCAGATTGCTGAAGCAGTAATTGCTAGTGAGTTGTACAAGATAACAGGTAAGTACTTGAAAAGACCTGATGTAAGGTCTGATGAAACTTTCAGATACTTAGACCCTAAGATAATCACTTTTAAAACACCACAACTAAACACTATCTTACAGCAGGTTATTGCTGAAGAATTTACTCTAGGTCTTAACGGTGCACTCACTCTACCTAATTGGTTAAAGAAAGAACTTATTGTAATCAATGGGCGTAAGTATCAGATGGGTATAGGTGGACTGCACTCATGTGAGAAGAAGCAATACATTGAAGCAAAAGAAGGTTGGTTCTTGCAGGATAGGGATGTTGTATCTTATTACCCTAGTATAATTCTACAGCAACAAGTGTCACCTAAGAACATGGGGCAACCCTTCTTAACATTATATAAAGGTATTGTTACTGAACGTGTCGCTGCTAAGAAACGAGGCGATGATGTTATCGCTAACACACTTAAGATTTTTTTGAATGGCTCGTTCGGCAAGCTTGGTTCTAAGTATAGTCTTCTCTATGCACCTGACCTGTTACTACAGACCACCATTACAGGACAGTTAGCTCTGCTCATGCTCATTGAAAGAATGGAAGATGTAGGTATTCAAATTGTATCTGCTAACACAGATGGTGTTGTTTGTTATGCGCCTAACTCCTTACTGCAAGAGTGCGACAGAATTGCTTTTGATTGGGAGTTAGATACAACCTATTTATTAGAAGAAACCGAATATTCAAAATTGGCATCAAGAGACGTCAATAATTACTTGGCTGTAAAGACAGATGGGAAAATAAAAGGGAAAGGTATTTTTACTTCTACAGGTCTAGCTAAGAACCCTAACTGCTCTATTGTCCAAACTGCTGTAGCACTTTGTGTAGCCAAAGACATTCCTGTTGAGCAGAGTATTAAGGACTGCAAGGATATCACTCAGTTCGTAACTGTGCGAAGAGTTACAGGCGGTGCCGTGTGGGAGTCAACTTACTTAGGTAAGGCAGTTAGATTCTATTACTCAACAGAAGTTCCTAAAGATGTATGCATTCATTACGCTAAGAACTCAAACAGAGTTCCCATGTCGGGAGGTGCGAAACCTTTAATGACTTTACCAGAGTCTTTCCCTTTAGATGTTGATTATGATGTGTACGTACAAATGGCACACGAGTTGTTATTGGAGATTGGATATGTATGCTGATGATGAAATAGACGAAGAGTTTTTATATTACTTTTACTTAGAAGGTGTACGAAGTACGGAAGTCTACCCTGATTACCATTTACCTGACCAGTTAAGTTTACAGCAATTTGGAGATCGTATGAGACAACTTAGAGATGAAAGATATTATGCTTGAAAAGACTATTGAACAGGCTCTTGTAAAGCGAGTTAAAGAACTTGGAGGGTTATGTGAGAAATTTGTATCTCCCGGAAGACGTAGTGTCCCTGATCGTATAGTGACACTACCTGCGAATACAATAATATTTGTAGAGTTAAAAGCACCTAACAAACACCCGACACCTTTACAAGAACTTGATCATGAGCGTAGACGAGCATTAGGTTGTGACGTACGAGTAATTAATACATTGGAGGATGCCCGTGCGTTTAAGGACTGATTTACATAACTATCAAGAAAGAGCTATTAAATTTATAAAAAGTACTGAAAGATGTGCTTTGTTTTTAGATATGGGACTTGGTAAAACAGTATCTACATTAACTGCTATATCTGATCTTCAAGACCAGATGGAGATACACAAGGCTCTAGTTATAGCTCCGCTCCGTGTAGCTAATTCTGTATGGGATCATGAAGCTAAATTATGGAAGCATCTACGCCATCTCAAAGTTCAAGTGTGTACAGGTACTGAAAGAGAAAGGCTTACAAATCTGCATCGTGATTCTCATATTTACACAATCAATCGTGAGAATGTGCCTTGGTTAGTTAAGCAGTACGGTAAGAAGTGGCCTTTTGATTGCGTAATTATAGATGAATCATCTTCATTTAAAAACCCTACTAGTCAAAGATTTAAAGCTTTAAAGAAGATAATACCTTTTACTAATTACATGGTGTTATTAACAGGTACACCTGTACCTAATGGTCTACTTGATATATGGTCACAAATTTACTTACTAGATGGCGGTACGGCACTAGGCCGTACAATGACTGCGTATAAGCAACGCTTCTTTGAAGCAGACTACATGGGTTATAAGTACACACCTAGAGCTGGTGCAGACGTATTAATACATACCGCTATTGCTAGTAAAGTGTTATCAATGAAAGGTGAAGATTATCTAGAGCTACCGGACAGGCTTAATCTTAATGAGTATGTTAATCTACCTCCGGCTATTATGGACACATATAAGGATTTTGAAAAAGAACTCTTACTTGAATTATCTACAGGAGAAGTTGTAGAAGCTCTTACCGCAGCAGTACTTGCAAATAAGCTATTGCAGTTCTCTTCTGGCGCAGTCTATACAGATGAGCATAAGAACTGGAAAGAAGTCCATACAGTCAAATTAGACGCCTTAGCTGACCTAATTGAGCAGAACGAGGGTGAGTGTATTCTTGTGGCTTACAACTTTAAAACAGACCTTGAAAGGCTACAGCAAAGATTCCCTAAAGCACAAGTATTAGATCAGAACCCTAACACAGTCACTCGTTGGAATAACGGTGAGATACCTATATTACTTGCTCATCCAGCTTCAGCCGGGCATGGCCTTAACGTGCAGTATGGAGGTAGCCTTATTATATGGTTCTGCTTGAACTGGAGTTTGGAATACTATCAACAGTTTAATGCGAGGCTATACCGTCAAGGACAGACCAAACCTGTACGCATAGTTCATATTGTGGCAAGAGATACTATTGATGTACGAATTGTTTCCGCACTCGCTGCCAAGGATGTAACACAGAGTGACTTACTTAAAGCATTGAAACATAAGGAACTTTAATATTTGTTTACCTGTTGTACACAATATCTGTTGATCTTATGTAAACAGGCTGTATAATTATTTTCCGAGGACAACACTAATATTAACAACTGAGGAATAAACATGAAAAGATTATTAATACTATTACTTATATCAACCTCTGCCAATGCTCTTGAACAAGGTGACTACGGCTATGGGTATACTTATCATGGGTACAATTCATTAGCGCAGCAACAAGAAGCTCAGCACAATGAGTATTTGATGCAACAAACTAACAGAAATATTGTAGACAATGCGGTTAATCAAAGATTAAACGGTGGACAACCACCTCAGGAGTTTCGTCAGTTTGATTATTCAAACGGCAGCATTTATTTAGAATAAAAAAAGGCTGAGTGTTTTAATACTCAGCCCCTAAAACAACCTAACAATAAAGGATGTAACCATGAAATTACAACTAGATGGTAGCACAGGGGTGCTAAAAGTCAAGACTGATGCACAAATAAATAAAGCAATATCGAATAGAGCATACCGTGAAGAACATAAAGATGATTTACGTCTTAAACGTTTAGCTAGGGACGCAGTAAATAAACCTATGATAAAAGAAACAAATAAGAAATGGTACACAAATAATAAAGAGAAAGAATTGCTGGAACAAGAAGACTCCCCGTTAATTACTTTAAAATCTATTTCTAGATTAGTGGGTGTTAAAGAAGCTGTAATAAAGACTTTAAGAGATAACCCTACTTATAATATGCCAAGCCCAAAGATGGCACGTTGTGACGGTACTGACTTGTATTGTCGTGATGAGATCGAAGAGTGGTTACCATTCATGCAGGAGGCAGTGGCCTTCTTTCCAAATAGAAAGAGATTAATAAAGATAAGTGGCACTGCTCTAGTAAACATAGCTTTTATAAAGAACAACTTGGAAGTTATAAGATATTGCGATGAGATAAGACGTAAACAACTATTAGATGGGAGGATAACTAATGGACGTAAAGACTTTGGTTAAGAAATGTATAAACAAATGCTGGTTAGAGAACGGTGTTTGCCTAGGTTGCAAACGAACAATAGAAGAGATTATAGAGGTAGGTAAAAAGAAATGAAATTATATGAATTACCAAGAGAGAGTCGATTCACCCTAGTGGATGATGATAGCCAAACTGTGTTTACGCTTGAGCGTATAGATGGTATGTACTCTAGGTGTTATTTAGGTGACGCTCTTGTACACATAGGTGCTAATGCTGATGTTGAGGAGGTGTGTGATGAAACTAAATGAACTGGAAGGCTTGCCTGAACTAGGTAATACAATAGTTATTGATGGTATTGAATATGTTAAGAAGCGTAAGCATTTAACTGGCATAGAAATATCACAAGGGTTTCAAACTGATGATGATGCCACACACCCATATAGCTATTGGTCAGGTGTTGATTTTGCAGAAAAAGCACACGGCATTGGAGGTGAGGAATGAGTGTGCATTTTTCTAGTGATACAGATTTATGGGCAACGCCACAATCGTTTTTTGATGAACTAGATAAAGAATTTAACTTTACTTTAGATGTTTGTGCTAATGCAGATAACGCTAAGTGTGCTTCATTTTATTCTAAAGAGGATGACGGACTTTCTCAAGATTGGAAAGGTGTAGTTTGGATGAATCCTCCTTACGGTAGGGAAATTAGCAAATGGATGGCTAAGGCTAATGAAGCAAATTGTACTGTTGTATGTTTAGTTCCAGCAAGAACTGATACACGATGGTGGCATGACTACTGCATTCAACATGAAATACGATTTATTAAAGGTAGGCTTAAATTTGGTGGGCATAAGAACAGCGCACCTTTTCCAAGCGCAGTAATAATTATAAAAGCACACGGCATTGGAGGTGAATGATGAGTAAAGAAAGAGAGTTATTGAATAAAGCAATAGAAATGTCAGATGATGCGTGTAATTGGAATCTTACAGTAGCAGCTTTAAAAGATTACGATCATGTTTATGTTAATGGTGTGAGGTATGTAGAATATCAACCTGATATCAACACTCAATATTTATTAGATCAAGTTGCTAGATTAACAGCAGAAAACGCCATGCTAAAAGAAAAATGGTTAGCCCAACCTGAAACTGAGAAAGAGCCTGTGGCTTGGACGAATGATTCTGGCGGATGTTTTCTATCTGATGGTAACAAGTATAGTGAAAATTGGATATCACTCTACACAGCCCCCCAAAACCGAAAGCCTTTGAGTGAAAAAGAAATAAGAGAGGGTAATCAATCAATGCTTAATGCCACTAGGGAGACTTTTATAGCAGGTGTTAGATTTGCTGAGGTAATGCACGGCATAACTGGAGGTGGGGAATGAGTAAAGAAAGAGAGTTGTTAAATAAAGCAATAGAAATGATACAAATAGTACCTATGATGGCGAGTATCGGCAATATGCCTCCTGATTTTGGTTCTGAGTTAATTCTGGAAATACAAGAACTCCTCGCCCAACCTGAGTCTTTACGAGAAGGTTTACGAGAAGGAATATCCCTCCGTGACCACTTTGCGGGTTTGGCTATGCAAGTTTTGTTAGTAGATGCAACTAGCATGAATAACGCAGCCAGTAACGCTTATGAGATGGCAGACGCAATGCTGGCAGAGAGGGGTAAAAAGTAATGAATGAAAATGTTAAAGTTGGAACACTAATTTTAGGCTTTACATTACTAGTTCTTGTAGGTATTGCTCTTACTGTTGGCACTTTGTATAGAGATAAAATAACTTCGGAGTGTAAGTTAAAAGCCTTAGATAAAAATTTGCCAGTGGTTGAGATAAAGGAGTTATGCAGATGATTAATTTTATAGATATTGTGCACTGGGGATGTGGTTAATCAAAGGGATTCACTCGAAAGGAGAACCTTTCTCTAGTAAAAATTCTTGGTATCACCATGACGAACTTAAAGTGCACTCCAATATATTTATGACTATAGCTATGGCGTCTTGCAATCCGCATAATAATTATGTTAAAGAACTAATGGATAATTTAAATAGGGGTGAGTGATGTTTAACGGAGGAGATGAAGATCAATCAAAATACTGGGATGATGTTTTTAATGACAATGAGGAGTATATAAAAGAAAACTACAAATTAAAAGACGACCTGGCTACACTTAAGGGTATGGTAAAAATACTTTCACAAGAAATAGTAACAAAAGATTATTTACTGACTCATGCTGTAGAAAGATTAGAGGTTATTAATTATGAAGATGACCATTTAACAAACGATTTAATTCAAACAATTAAAAAGGCATTAACATGATAATTAAAACAACAAAAGAATTAAATAAAGCATATCCATCAGACGCAGCTTTTGATATTGAGGCTGATAAAGGTACAGTTGTGCGAGCACTCGACAGAGAACTGATAAGCACAGGTTTACGCCTAGCAATACCAGAAGGTTATTGTGGGATCATAAAGTCAAGAAGTGGTCTGTCTGTAAAGAATGGTATTGAAGTTGGTGCAGGTGTTATTGATGCTAACTACAGAGGTGAGGTTAAGGTGCATCTATTTAACCACACTGAGGAGAACTTTTATATAAACACTGGTGATCGTATTGCTCAACTTATGATCGTGCCTGTACCGACAGTAGAGTGGGAGTTATCAGATGATTTAGATTATACTGACAGGTCTGATAACGGTATTGGTTCAACTGGAGTCTAATTATGACCATTGAAGAATTAGAAGAGCAAGCTAAAGCTATAAAAGAACAATGTAGTGGGTGGAGTCATGCGCACGATGGGTCATATGCAGCTTGTTTAACAGCGGTGGGTTATTACAAGATACTTGATGAGATAGGTAAATTAAAAGAGGGACTTAAAAAAGATGAGATTCTATAATTGTGATGAAAGTGACCAACGTGCAGATAAGTACCGCACAATTGCTGTAGCACTAACAGCATTGTTAATAATGTCTCTGCTACTAAATTTTACTGTTTTGGCGTTGTGCTAACTGGTATACTGTCATGCTGACTGATAAAGAATGTTATGAAATTTGGAGTGCGTATCCAGATATAGTTATGGCTATAAAAGAAGGCTATAAATTAGGCTATGTGGATGCGCAAACAGAAAGTTTAGATGACGAGACTGATGATGGCGAACAAGAAAACTAATAAACAAAGAACAACATTTGTAATAATTATATCTTTGCGAAATCCATTTCGTGCTTGTGAGAAAAGTTATGGCTGATGATATTGATAAAGCTAACGATCAAGCTCAGTTGATCCTAGACGTTCAGATAACGTTAGCAAAAGGCGCTAAATTAGATATCTTTCCTAACGAGTCAGGCCAATGCTGGGAATGTGACGCCCCTATATCAGATGGTCGCAGATGGTGTAGTAAGGAATGTGCTGAGATAGCTGAACACGGGGGTTGGTAATGATTGCATACGTACTTGTTTTCTTTGTAGGCGCAACTGTAGGTGCTCTAATTGCTACAGGAATTTGGATGCTTAAGATAAATGAAATGGCCTGACTTCCATCTCAATCCAATAAATTTATGGAACTACCCTAAACAATATGAGGACTATAAGATGCTTAACGAAGAAACCACAGTAAAACCTATGTGGAAAGTGAAAGAAAGTTCTAAACCTGACCCTATCAATCACCCTGCTCATTACACACATGGTGGTATAGAGACTTTAGATTATATAGAAGCTAAAGGTTTAGATAAAGATTCCCATTTAGCTAACGTAATTAAATATGTGTCTCGTGCAGGATACAAAATTAATAAGTTAGAAGACTTAAAGAAAGCTAGATTTTATCTAGATCGTAGAATTAAAAACTTAGAAGCCTCGGAGGAGTAATGGGAATATTTAAGGGGGACATTGAAATATTAAACCATGAAATAGAAATATTAAACCGTGAGATAAAAATATTAGAGGATCAAGTAGAAGAACTAAAACTAGACTCGTATCGGTACAAATTCGTGCGTTCCACCTGCGCAACTACTGCTGAACAAATTGCAGGTTATGACAAATCAGTTGACGAACATATACGCCGAAGAAATGAAAGCCTTAACTAAAAGATATTGATACTGCTGTAAATATGGTATGATATATTTGTGGTCTAGGGAGTCGAACCCGAACGAGCCTTCAGTAAGCTCTGACCACTAACCTTTCACTGACCTTAACTGAGGGTATCAAAATGCTTACACAAGAACATTTAAAAGAATTATTACATTACGAGCCCGACACAGGTATATTTACCAATCTTACAAAAAGGGGTAGC